ACATACGAGAGTCTTCCCAAGCCTGTGAGGCGGGTTCGACTCCCGTATCTCGCTCAAGTATTGATAATCAGCCACTTACATCGTTTTTCACTATAAAAACATAATCAAAAATCATCATTTTCGCCCACAAAATAGGTACAAAATCGTGCATAATGTACGCCAATGTGAGTAGTTTTGTGAGTAATATGTGAGTAAAATTGAGTTGTGAGTAAAAATTGTGAGTAAAATCTGTGAGTAAGTATGAATAGCATCAAGACGTACGTTGAAGGAAAGTCCCTAAAGGTTTTCTTCATCATCAGTTATCAGGGAAAGAGATTCCAGGTCTATACTGGTATCACAAGTACCGTCAAGTTCAGCGGGATGGTATTCCCGAAGAGTGTTCCGAACGCAAGAGCCAAGACGGCGATGCTTGCAAGGCTGTTTGCGTCCGTGGAAGAATACATCTATATGAATACCGATCTTCCTGTAGCAAGAATGAAGGACGAAATCAAAGCCATAATAAACGGAAGGGCAGCGTCTGTAGAGAAGAATATCCTCTACTACATCGATGAGTTCATCAAGACCAAGGCCAAGGACAGCACCAAGGATATATTCCTCAGAACGAGGAAGAGGATTGAATCCTTCGATGAGCATGCGGATTTCGACAACATCGACAGGGACTGGCTTGAAAGATTCCAGGCACACGAGCTTCAGAAAGGGCGCATGAGCGGTGGAATCGCCATTGACCTCAGAAACATACGTACGGTGTTCAACTGGGCCATAGACAACGAGATTACGACCAGATACCCTTTCCGCAAGTTCTCCATCAAGGCCGAGCGACAGCAGTACCTGTATCTGAGCGCAGAGGAAATGAGGGAGTATCGCGACTTCCCGGTTGAACCTTTCATGGAGAAGTACCGTGACTTGTTCATGCTCGGGTTCTACCTTGTAGGCATCAACCTGTCCGACCTTCTCGAACTTCCTGCCGACTGCATCAAGAAAGGGCGCATCCAGTACAAGCGCAACAAGACCGGCAGGCTCTACGACATCAAGGTTGAGCCGGAAGCTATGGAAATCATCAGGAAGTATAAGGGAAAGAAGCACCTTCTGTGTATCCTGGATGACGGAACGAAAGAATCAAGCTTCCGAAGAACGCTAGGCGATTACCTGAAGAGAATCGGACCTACTGAGATGAAGAAGAACAAGCGTGGCGCCTTGATCAAGAAGGAAATCAAGCCACTTCACAAGGATATAGTATGGTACACGGCCAGAAGAAGCTGGGCTACCATAGCGGCGAGTATTGATATCCCGAAGGAAGTTATCGGTAAGGCTCTAGGTCATAGCGAGTGGGACAACGATACAACTTCGCTCTATATTCAGTTCGACAATAAGAAGATAGACGAGGCGAACCGAAAAGTCATCGACTATCTGAACGGTTAACAAAGAAAATCCCCACGTCATCGGAAAATGACGTGGGGAAAGTTGTTTTATGACAAATATTTCAATCCTACAATAGAATTAATGCTGATTGCGGAATTTCTTGTATTCGATGTTTGCTTGGCGGATTTTGTTTTCTATATCAGCAATCGCTTCCTCGTGAGTCTTTATTTGTTCTAGAAAACCTCCTGTAGTCAGCTTTTTCTTGCATAAGAGAACCTTTGCCTCCTCCAGGCAATATCTTTCCTCCCATAAATCCCTACATAATTGGACTATTTTGAAGTATTTTCCATTCACATCAATCCAATGATTGTATTTTTCTTGCTCCGCAATCACCTCATTCTGCAACTCCATTACCTTACCTTTTGCCTCCTTCAGCTTTTCCTTTTTCTCTATCAGCTCCTTCTTCAGCTTCTCGTTGCAGCGGAGGATGTAGCAGCCTTCGGCAGCAAGGAGAGTTATGAAGAAGCAATCAGCAAACATGTCCCAGATTCCAAGAAAGGCTTCCACAATACAGAAGCATAGCCCGATGACAATGCACACGACAAAGATGTCGATGCGGTCGAAAATCATTTTTAATCTTTCTTTCATACGCTACAAATCGTTTTTATAATTATTGGTTACAATCAAGGAGCTCATTCCGATATTGAATATCAGCAAGAGAATAATGATGGCCCAGTACTGCCCGTCGGTAAGCTCTATGGTAAGATAATCAAAATCCTCGAAGTTCTTTCTGCGCCATTCCATTTCTACGATTGGACCGATATACTCTGCGTACTGTTCGAGATTTACGGGATTGCTCATAAACCAGTCTCTACTCTTAACGCCTACGACCGGGCTATCACACCATGAAAATGTGTTGCACCACTTTACATTCTTGTTTTTATCGATGCCGACACACACGACAAGTTCATTCTTGTTGCCGCCCTGCCAGTATGAGCGCTGCTTTTCAACGATTTCTTCCGGCTTGTTCGTGAAGAACAGGACGAACACCCTAAACTGCTTCCGTTCACCATAGTATCCGTTCAGCCATCTCATCGCCTTCTCCTGGTTCTTCGGGATCTTCAGTCCGAGAACAGGATTCTGGTCGTAAAGAACGATATCCGGATACTCAAACAGTCCAAGCTTTCGTGCCTGCTGATAATCAATATCCTCAAACTTAAAAATAGAACGTGAGGCTTTCACTTTATTCTTGTAATCATGCTCAGAAGATAATGTGTACGAGTTTTCAATGGAGCCATCCCACGCCCATTCCTGTGCATCACCATCCTTTGTGTAGTAATCCCTGTGCATATCAATGAACACGCTACGGGTTCCAAGAATCTTTCTGACTACATTAAACTCGTTGTCGGTCATGAAGTATTCTTCCTTGTTCCTAGCATCGAAATAAGTCCAACGTTCAGGGTGATAGTCTACGTACGAACAATCATACGTTTCCGTACGTTGATGCTTTCCGCTTCCAACTGTCCTTGTACACGTGCGGTGTATGTACTCATTCCAGGCATCGTAATGACGGATTCTTGTCACGTAACTTCCGAGATACTCCGTGTCGGCAGCATTGGACTGCTTGAACACGAACTCCATGAGTATGCCTATGAGGATGGATGGAACAATGAGTACTGCGTATTCCCACCAGGTTGTCTGCTTCCTGAAGAAAATCAACAGGAAAGCAGCAACCACGAATGGGATTAGGAATATGAATATTTCCATAAGCCGTTACTTCTTGAACAGGTCTACGTCGTTATCCTCTCCAAGCTGCATGATCATCTTTGTCTTGGATGAGGAGATAACCTTGTATTCGATAGGTTTCGTATCGGAGATGAACCATTTTGCCGGATATGTCTTCACGAGCGTCTCGTGCTCACGGATGATATCGAGCATTCTCTCCTGCGATGTCTGAAACTCGGAGCGCTGAATCTCTATAGACTGCATGAGGTCCTTGTATAGCGAAACGTCGAAGTTAGGATTACTTTCCTTGATCCACTTCATAAGAGAGCCGTCTCCCTTTGAGTATCTGCCCTCGATAAGTTTCGGATAGATGGACTCGAATGCGGACTTGTACTCATCCGTAACCTGTGCCTTCTGCTGAAGAACCTTCCACATCTTGTCGTGAACACCCTCAATCTTGCCACGCTGAGCCTCTGACTGCTGGCGAAGTGAGATTTCCTGGTTGTTGTAATGGAAATAACAACCGATAACTGAACCTGCGGCGAGTACTACTATTGCGAGTACTGATGCCAAAATAATGTTTTTTACACTCATATTATTTAAATATTAAAAATTATCCACTAGTTTACTTATTTAAAATTAATATTTTCCTTTTTTAAAAGGTTATATGAAACAGGCAATAGACCTCTGAGAGAGTGGTTCTCCCCCTTACCCCCATCAGTCATTGAAACGATGAGAGCTTGGTAGGAATATTCCACTCGAAGTTACATGAACCCAGTATAATGAGCCCCTTCGGTCGGATCGGTTGCCAAATCGTACAGCACCTAATCTAAGCAGCTTTCTAGGTACGCCTAGCCCTGCCCGCCTTCTGCCTTCAGTTCCTGCGGTGTCACCATGCACCTCTTGTGACGTGGGTTTAAAGTCTGTGTAGCCGAGTGTATTTAGCCGACAAGCCACCAAGACTACCTGTTTAATCAAACAAAGGAATAGGAAAAGTGAAAACCCTATCCTTTGTTCGTGTAGCGCTCCGAACTCTGGATAGGGTATCGTATAGGGAAGTGAATAATCACTGTATACTCAATGTCTGTTGTTTAGTGCGCTACTACTAACAAGCACTGCAAAGATACGACGATTATTCTTACCCTCCAAATGCCTGATTTGTGTCAAAAAATTCGCTCATTCAAGTAAAAAGTAAAGACAGAACTCTCGAAAGTACTGATTTGGCTAAGTGTTTCGATTAGAGTAAAAACAATGTTTTGTGCTATTCATTAAAGTACAGAATATTTACAATTAACGTAGTTTAAGAAAAATGTGTGATTTTCGTTGCTTTTTCGGTGGTTATCTTAATAAAATAGCCGCCCATCTGTTAAGTGATAAGCGGCTAGTTGCGGTCTAGAACTTCCATTCTATTATCTTGTAATGTACATCAGGAGATTCTTTCTTCATAGCTAAATATCGCTGCTTGTTACAAATTCCGTTCGATTTAACTTTCCTTATTAGTTCCTCAGCCTCATCTCTATCTCCAAACAAGTCGGCATCAATTCTCGAATTAGCATAAAACAATCCTGGACGACCGAACAAGTTGCTTGTAACGACCGCAATCTTTTCGTCGTTCTCGTTGTAAACAGCCACGTAATACACATTTCTTCTGCCGGGAATAATTTTCGAAAATTTCGATTTCAGATTCCCAAATACTTTTTCTTGATCAGAAACGTTACCTGGAAAACAGAGAGAAATCGATTCCTTTAATTGCTCATCCGTTGTACAATCTATGTAGTCCGCAAGAATCGCCTCTATATAATTATCGCACTTGCTAAAGTCGTATAGCATGGTCTTTCCGTCATCAAGAAGGGTAATATGTTTTGTTTTTCTTTCCATACGTTAACGACTTTACCGTGCTGTCGAGGGCTGAAATATCTTAAATAATATTAATAATTCGGGCGAAATGATACACCGTATTGTTTTATTTCTTATCTTTGCACATGTCTTCGGAAGACTAATCGAACCTTTATGGAATAGAAATAAAAATAAACTTCCGTTGACGGTCAATTCTTCGGAATTGTGGATTTAAACGCTCATAAAGAGCAAATTTCTACTATCGTAGATGTCAGACTGTAATGGTCTGTGGTAGCCCCGGCTTAGGTCGGGGCTTTTTCGTTCTACCGATTCCGTAGAGATTCACTTTAATTGCTTTTTGAGCAAATTAAATATCATATTTTCCTCTGCTTCGTCGAGGTTGTAACAGGCGTGAGGGAGGATGGTAGTTTTCTTGTTATCTCGATGCAAATAGATAATATTCGCATTCTCATGCCATGGACGTGATTTATAGCATCGCTTCACCATCTCCGAGAACGACGAGTTCTCGTTTCTTGCGAAGCTGGAATCCCAGGCGTTCATGAGTGTAATGACCTGCTTCCAACTTAATTCGTTTAAGTTGATATTTCCATTTTCCTTCACCGTTTTTTCTAATATATTCTCCATATTCTTTTCGCTTCACCGTGATGCGATAGGGCTTAGATGTTATTACTCTTTATCTAAATTAAGCTGGTCTTTCAAAGCATCATCGAGCGTCCAATCTGCTTTTTCGTACACAGCTTCACCTGCGCCTGAGTTAAAATCAATATAATAAAAACTGCTATCTTCGCTTACAGTAACATTATATCCCTCGTATTCAATTTGCTTCTCCGTCATAGGGATAAAACGAACACATTTCTTCTTCAGATAGTTTTCTACTTCGTTTTCAAATTTATCATCTACATAGATAAAGTTCTCTCCATTCTTCTCAGAGAATGTAGCTTGCGGAATATCTGCCATGAACTCTTTTTGAAATACTTCTGTATCAACGATATTGTTGATGATATTAAATTTCTTCATATTGTCTGCGCTTAACCGTAATGCGCCTAGGGCTGAATGGGTTATTATTTTACTTCATTTTCGTCTCCAATAGCATCCGTGAGTCTATCGACAAGGAAGCTGCAAGCTTCAGACAGGCTGTTCGCACTTTGGCGGAGCAGCATCATTTCTGCGACAGCGCAAGCGTCTTGCTTTCCATCGTTCTTTGGGTATGCCAAGTCAAGCATATCAATGCTATGATTACTAACCAGGTCATTGATCAGCTCATAGACATTCTCTACCTTATTCCTGGCTGTAACTAAATTCTCTGTTGTCATATTCTTATCGCTTAACCGTGATGCGTAGGGCTTAAATTATTACTCGTCAATAATATCACATCCATTGATGTTTATGTATTCAAAAACGCCTTTATTCTTGCGTTCCTCGTTCCACTTTGCAACTTCTAACTTTGTGACAGAATCACGACCAATGAGTTTCGCTGCATACTTTAGAGCCTCATTTTTATTCTTAAACTCTTCTCTGTGATATTTTCCGTCTACATACGAAGTCAATACAGAGCGACAGTTGAAGTATTTGCCTTCTGCGTCGTTTGTAGCATAGACCTCACACATTTCCTCTTCCACTATGAAATACACCTTCATGCCGTCATAGCGTTTTTCGAGGAGCTTATTAAAGTCCGTTGCTCCCCATGCCTCCTCTGAATCGATGCTCAAGAGACCATCTGACAGCTCAAGATACTGGATGAATCCACGAATGTAGCTGTCACCAATTTCCTCGCCAAGAGCCAGGATAATGTTTCCTTCCCAGTTCTCAGACGCTCCTTCCTCCATTACAGGACGCTCTTTGTTCATAAACGCCTTGCAAAGGTCGTTTAACTCCTGAAGATCCTTCTGGTTGCCTTCAATACGATAGCTTGTTGATGCCCAATTTGCCATAACTCTTATTTTTAAAAAGTTAATAATTGCAGGAGCCGAAGCTCCCTATTTTTGGCTAATCGGGGCCGTTTTAAAAATCCCCTCCTACCCTCACGGGCAAGAGAGGAAAACCATTTAAACAAATCTAGTTATGAAAACTAGAAGTATATCATTTTCCACCTTTGATGATATCGAATACCCGATGCTCACCATCAGCGGAAAGTCTGTTACCGTCTTCGTCGCATATATGGCCATCTTCGTTGACCCATATCTTCTGGTTGAACATCTTCTCGCACATGCCGAGGGCAAGAAGGTATTCCTGCGCTTCAACGGAAACATTCTTGCCAGTATTCTCTGCCTGCCTGAAGTTTTCTATGAGCTCCGGGTTAAGGTCAGGCGCCGTATCGTCGTACTCGTCCATCTCCTCGTGGTATTGGAAGTTCAGTGACTCCAATTCCTTTACCATAGCGGAGTTCGTAGAAATCTCGCCTGTGAGTGCCTTTATGACCGTCTGCTTTATAAGCTCGGCATACTTTTCCTGGCACTCATTGATGAGTTCTTTTTTATTATCTTCTGCCATATTCGTTATTTAATTGGTTAAACAATAGCAGGAGATGGCTAATGGCCATCTCCAGTTTTAGCTTGGTCCTCATCTAGACCATCATCCAGATCCTTATCGTATACACCAAACAGTCTCAGGGTACTGCTGTCAATCTCGGTCTTACCAACGATGTACCGCTGCGTCATCTGGATATTAGGCTTACCGTTACTAGTATGCCCCATCATAACGGCAATCTGTTCCAATGGTACGCCTTTCTTGGAGAGATTCGTGGCGAACGAACGTCTGCCGGTGTGTGAAGAGATGAAGAGGTACTTCTTTCCGGTCTCTTCCTTACCTGCATGGAACACCTTCGTGTTCTCATCTATTCCGCAATCACGGCAGATGTCACGAAGAGTTCGGTTGAAGGTCATCTCGCTGATTTCTCCAGGAAGGGGCTCAACGCCCGTGCCGCATACCAGGAACGGACGGAGCTTCTTGTGAAGAGGGACTCTTACTTCCGTCTTGGTCTTCTGTGCCACATACACAAGAAAATATCCGGTATCATCGATGTTCTCAGGAGTTATTCTCTGACAATCGCTGTAGCGTGCTCCACAGAGGCATTCCATGAGGAACATGCGCTGGACATATCTCCTAGTCTGTCCCCTCGGATTGTAATTGATGATTCTATCTATCTCCTCATCCGAGAGATAGACGGACTGGACAGGAACAGCCTTCGTTCTGAGTATCTTTCCGAACGTAGGGCTGTTAATCTCCTTCGTCGCGTCATTCTCACGTATCACTGCCTTGATGGTGGCGCATACGGTCTTTGCGGAGTTTGGAGCATAGTTCTCCTTGATCTTCTCAAAGAGGTCGCGGAGGTTGTCGTCAGTGATGTCTTCCCACAGTGGTTTATGCCCCAACAGCTCCTCGAACATTCGAACGACCTTGATGTACTTCGGATTCTTCCAGATATAGGCTCCATAGAAGGTGCTGTGCCTCCATGCGTTGCTGTGATAGTCAGAGAACCATCCCTGCTTGATAGCGAGCTTGTACTTCTCCTGCTGAACGGGACTCAACAGTCGTTCCCAGTCTCTTGTCTTGATTCTTAATTCTTCTGTCATAATTCTAATATTTTGGTTACTAGTGGCAAAGATACTGAAAGTTTATAAAATAAACCATCATCTTTGCCGTTTTTAACGCTAAATTAACTTTCGAGCTCGTTGTTTAGCTCGTAGGCAATACTGGCGAGCGACTCGAAGTCCATCTCAAAATCCATAGGGGATACTCTCTTCACCACTCTTTTGTAGCTCATCATACGTAGCGTGATAGTCGGAATAGCGGTATCCTCGCCGTTAGTTTCAATGAGGACAGCTTCGAAAAGTCCGTCGCTGCACTTAACCGGGTTCTTAAGTTCCTTGCTTAGGATTCCGCGCTCTCTCATTATCTCACGGATGGTGCATGCAAGCTCCATCTTTGCTGTTGAACGCAACTCATCAATCTTGTCTTTCAATACTTTTCTCTTCATAATCTTAATATTTTGGTTTGACTTGATGCCCACCGTTCCCGGCAGGCTTGTTTGGCTTAGTCTTTTCTTTCGATATCAAGGCCCGTAAGCACGCCTTTCATATAGGCTAATGTCTCTTCCTTGCATTCCGATAGAAACTTCTGGCAGCCATCAATGATAACGCCGTACTTACCGCTCGGATAATTCTGTAGAGAGCACGAGTGGTAATGCTTTCCGGATTTCTCCTCGATTTCTCCTGCGAGTCGCTTCCCTTCGTCGGTCTCATTTGGACGATTTTCTGGGTACTCATCGTAAAAATACTCGTGCCATAAATCTAGTAGCATATCCTTGCAATCCTCCATATCTTGCAAAATATCCGATAATTTGTATGGCGCGCCGTTAGCACCATGTCCATCATCGCCAATCCATTTACTGGCTTCCTCGTCAGGATCGAAGTCGCTATAATATTGATACAACTTATCCATGAAGTCAGACTTATTGCCATTCTCGAACCAAATTGTGGCGATGAAGTCTTGGTCTTGTGGGGAATACTTCTCTAACTCGACGCAAACCTCACCTCTTTCGTTAGGTGTATCGTCAACATTATAACTCCAGTCTAATTCCTCAGCTAATTTTAAAAAATCATTCATATCTTTAATTTTAATTGGTTAATACTGGGAGCGTGAAACAATAATGTTCCACGCCTTGTTCGGCTTTACACCGGCAGAGACACGATATATTCCTTCTTCTTCTTTCGTGTTCTGCCCGTGACGGAATATCCGCAGATGTTTCTCAGAGAGAGAGCGGCTTCCGTCAGAAAAGGCTCGTTGACAAAGATTATCGGTCTCATCATCTTATTCCGTACCATAAACTGATAGTCGATGAAGTCGAATGGGTCGTCGGGGTCTTCCGATTTCTTCTTCCAGATGCTTACGTCCAGCATTTCAATGAAATCTCCCTCTGGTGGATTATCCATATCAAGGAACCTCTTCGGGAGAAGCAAAATTGTTTCCTTTGGTTCATGTGTCATAAAGAAATCTGAAACAACGCTACAGAATATGTTCAGATTGAACACCTTAGGCTTCAAGCCCTTTGCCTTCAAGATCTCATTAACGTTAACGATTCTTGCTACTGCCATAATTCACAAAATTTTAATTGGTTAAACATAGTACCCCCGTCATTACTGACGAGGATTTTGGCTAGTGTGCAAGGAATCCTACCGCCTGACCTTTCCCGATGGACCAGCATAGTCTGTCTTCCTTCAGGCACTCTGTGCAGTTTCCGGTACAAAGGCGTGTTCCTTCCGGAGCAGACGTTCCACTCTCAAAGATAGGATGCGCCTCCGGGAATCCGTGGCGGTTATCCATCTTGAGACCTAGCCATCCGCTGAATAGAATATGCATGTTCTCGGGAATGACGTTGCCCTCATCAAGGTACTCGTTACACACATCGAACATTTTCGTGAACGCCAGGAACTTGGTATCCTTATGCTTGCGAGCAATCTCGCACATCTTGTCAAGATACCATTTGTCCTGTATGTCGCCACCGATGTGGAATCGGAATGCTCTAGGATAGCGGTAGTTGAGGTAGTCATCAATCTCCTTGAAGTATCGTTCGGGATCCTCATGGTAGATTGCAGAGTTGATGGTTCTCGTCTTGATAACCTCCTTGTAAATCATATCGTTGCGGAGGTCATAGCAGCTCTTCGAACAGATTGCACAGTTACCGCAATCCATGACCGGAATGAGCGACACGGATGGGATTGCTCCCAATTTTGTGTTGCCATCACTGATCTTGACATGCAAGTCGCTGACGTTCTCTACTGCGTTCTCATAAGCTGCCTGTGCCTTTGACAGACGAGTCTTCATTCCTTCCTTACCTAATGTCCAGTAATTTCTACTCATAATTCTAATTTAATTGGTTAATACTTGGGGAACAAAAAACCGGCGTGTCTCACGACAGACCGGTTTGAACCATTTAAACAAAATCTAGTTATGATAAGGAGTCAGCCGCTGTTAACGACTGACATGTTTGGCTAATCTTCATCTACTTTTACATTGTAGTGAAATCTTACAGTAAGGTAGCCTGTACTCAGAAAGAATGTATAGATTAAAGGCTCTGCCTGACGTTCATCGAGATATTGCTTCGTCTCGTAACAATATATGTTGTTCTTGGACTCGCCTGTTAGTCGTTTGATAATCTCTCTACCCCACTCTGATGTACTCCACGGGCATAGCTTCTTGATAGATAGGTAGTTTCCGTTGTACTCTATCATCGTAGGTACGCCGCCGACAAATCCCAATGAGAACTTGTTGCTAAGATAGTGCGAATCATCAAAGATAGCATCGAGAAGTGATTCCTCAACGACATTCTTTCCATCAATAGGAGCCTTCACATACTTTCTTGTGTCTACATTAATTTTCTTCATAATCCTTCATTTTATTGGTTAGACATTGAATCGGTTACCGAATCAGTAACCGACTTTTGGCTAGAATGGCTCCCGGCTCGCGCCTTACTCTAAAAGTTTGATCTAGAGAGCTTAGATTGAAGGATTACCTCCAGTAGTTACTGGAGGAGATCCTTCGTTGAAGAAGCTCTTGTGAATTCTTGCCGGGTCACCATACTACAGGCGGCGAACCTTACGTTCTACTGGTGATTACTTCTTCCACTCATCAATCTTACCCTGGATGTTAATACCGGACTCCTTGATAAGCTGCTTGAGAACACCGAGCATTCTCCAACCCTGCTCATCATAGAGCTTTGCTTTAGACTCAAGCTCCTTCAACGAGTTGGCTTCTGACATCTTTCGCCCGCTCTTCAGGAATCTTGCTCCGTGGAACATGATAAGGTTACGCATGGTGTAATAAGCACCAGAACCTTTGTAGGCATTGATGAATACATCTGATTGCTTGGTGTCCCATGCGAGATGCTTGCGGTTCTTGTTGAACTCGTGAACGGCATCGTAGACTTCCTTGTAGGTTTTGCTGTCGCACATCTTGCGCGCAAGGTCACAGAGAGGTACAAATACCTTCTTCTCCAAGTCGGAAACGAAGATGTCCTTGTTCTGAAGGCGCACGTAAGGATTGCCCTTGCAGGTATGCTTGAAAGTCTTCTTCTTGTTTCCGTTCGCGTCTTTCTTGACCTTCCAAGTAAGGTTGTCGTCCACGTACTTGCGGAGCTTATCGATGTAATCGTAAGCCATTTCGCTAGCGACAAAGCCTCCGAACCATCTTTTTCTCGCGTCGGCATTGTCATGATCCCCGTGAGCTTCCATCTTCATCTGAGCATAGAGCTCATTTTCCAGCATGCGCCACTGGTACTCGTAGCCCTTGCGCTGCAATACCGCATTGAATGTGAGTCCGTTCTTATCCATGTCTCGCAACATGTGGAACATCTGGCTCATCACCCAGCGACGGAACAGCTTCCAGTTACTTACGTATCCACCCTCGACAATCTGCTTGCCTACCGCATCGATGGTTGTATCGTCCATATCAACAGGGACAGCTGCACCATTCTCGATCTTGATAAGCTGGTCATCACCGAGAGGGAAGTACTTGCTAACGTCAACGCCTGCTGCCTTCAGAGCTTCGAGACGCATCTGCGCCTTGGTCTTCTTACTGGTAGCTGCTGTAGCCTCTACATTGTTAGTTACGATGTTCAAGTTCTCGCCAGTGATTGTTACAATCTGCTTCATAATTCTAATTATTTTAAATTGGTTACTAAAAATTTATTTAACTCTAGTGGATGAGGCTTACGCCCCACCCTTGTTTGGCTCAATCCAGTCTCTGAGGATAATCAGGTCCTTGTCGTTCTTGGAACACCAGAACCATGTTCCCCATGAGTTGTCCCACCAGAGGTTGCCTCTGAGTAGCTGCATAAGAACGTACAGCTCCAGCTTGCACCTCGCCACTTCACGTCGCTCTCCGTACATCATATCTTCGTCTGAGAGTTCTTTCTCAGGTAAAGCCTTGAAGTAGTAGTGGCGATGTGATTCGGAGCGCTCAGACGGCACAGAGTGCTTGTACGCTGCATATCTCTGCTCGATGCCTACAAACACTACCTCAGGTGTAAGGTAAGGCGTGTCCTTCGGCTTGTCCTCCTCGGACATTACTACCTTGCCGTTCACTCTGCATGTTCTCTTCTGGAAGTTGATGGTGAACTTAGCACCATTCTCAACTTCATTGATAATCTCGTCGTATGTCATATTCTCAAAATATTGGTTAATAAGAATCCCACTATTGCGTGGGATTTTTTAGCCTGGACATACTTCTGCGGTCTTGCAATCTATATCTCCGCACATAACCGCATAACCATTTGCCCATGCATCATACGCCTTTTTTCTAGCTTCCTCTTCGCTACTTGCCTCAACGTCCACAAATCCGTTCGACGTTTCTACAATTCCTACACGATATTTTCTTCTCATAATTCTAAAAAGTATTGGTTAATAGGAGTGCGCTCAGAGAATCTGTTGCGTAACTATAAGGTCTTGATAAATACTGTATCTAAGTCCTGACAGATCCAGGTAACCACCTGGATCTTCAGGATGATTGATACCGTATTGTACAATCTATTCTCCTTGCACACCATTTCGGCTCGCAATAACCTAGTCTGACTCAACCTGATACGTTGCATTGCTTTAAGTTTTCGATTAAGGGCGTGGCATTGTTATGAAGCCAACCTCCAGGAAGCGAATGCTTCCACATCCTTGGCTTCAGAATCAATGAAACGCTCGATGAACACTCAGAACTTGCCAGACATCGCTGCAATGCGCATGACTTATCTCATGTATTATGTTGCATGGATATATGTTCACGATTAGGTCCCGTGGATTGGATACCTGCGACGGCGGAGATATCGGCCGTCGCAGGTATCCCACTCACGTGACATTAAACCTCATACTCTTGATAAGTCGTGATGCAATTCACTTTGGTTGTTGTAGGTACACTCATAGGTCTGTTGCCTTACTATAGGCTGATGATTTAACCCGCTTGCCGATACGCGAGATTGCTGGTATTACCAGACATATCGCGTTGATACTAGGCGGGTTGAATAAACCGATACCTCCTCGTGTACCTCGTTTGGCAATAACGTTGTCTTTATCTGAGAGCGTGACACGTAGCTATAACAGCTTGATTCGAGGGATGTTAACCCGCCGGATGACGCTGGGGATTCCCAGCATTAGCCGGCGAGCACAACATCACTCGTGAATTAACTCTCCTCTGAAGACTACCCTCGTGCTAAGGTAATTCACTGACCGATGGCTCGGCACAATACTTTATGTTTCTGATTTGACACAGGATTCGCCAGAATAGATGATCCAGAGGTCGTAGTAGTATACGAAGACGCTCAGGATCAACTACTCTGGTTAAGAGACCTGTTGCATAAACTTCAGCCATCCGTCAGGGATTGGTAGTGTGCGCCACCAGTGGAAGTCATACGGACTGGCACATTTCTGTACTTCGTTGATGAGCTACGCCTTGTTCGTCATACGAACATCCATGCATTGTCGGATGTTCAGATGATGTTATACGAGGCATCGCCTGAATCTTCGCCCGTCCTTCTCCCACGTCCGTGTGCTCGGTTACAGAGTATGCCGGTCAGAAGATACTGCGCATGGCTTTATAAGTTCGATAATGTCCGGTTTAGGACGAGCGTAGGACCATCTCTTATTAAGAGATAGGTCCATGCACTCCGCAACCGGGATATTTAAAACCTTGTGTCTTCATTCCGGCAAATCATTGCGCTAGGATGCTCATCTACAGAGTATTCACCAATGTGTTGTACGCTGCCCTGCTCGTTCGCAAGGCATTCTGTGCGCAACCGATTGATAGATACCCCTTGATTTCGCTCTCTGTCTTACCCCTGTTGGCTTTCACGTTCCTGCCACGACCTCGGTCTATGCAACCTACAGCCTGAGTCTTCACGTATCCGAGACCACCGACCTTTCTCTTGCCTGTCTTGACCGCACGGATGCAGTCCATGGCGAAGGCGTTGAGCTTGTCAATGTCCTCTTTCACGTTTATGACCGGAAGAACCTGAGTAGACCAGGAATAATCGCAGTACCCCTTGTAGAGATACCTGTTTACTGCATTGATGGCTTTCGTCATCGTGGTATCACGCTTCTTTATCGTCCTCTTCTCAATCTCCTTTTGGAAAGTCTTGATACGAGTGGACGACAGAGAGATATTGTGACCCTTGATGGAATATCCGAGGAACTTAAACCAGTGATTAGCGTCAAGATACTCAACCTTCTTCGGATTGAGCGTCATCTGCATCATCTCCAGCTCGCTCTTCATGATATCCATGGCTTTCTCATAGTCTTCACCGACAAACAGCGTATCATCTGAATAGCGGACGTAATATCCGTTAAGCTTAGATAGCTTGTCGTCAAGATGATAGAGAATGACATCAGCCAGCCATGCAGCAACAGAACATCCCTGCTTGAGGGACTGATACTTCTCACAGAGGTTGTTGTCCTCATCGAAATAGATGTCTGTGTGATAGTAGTCACGAATGACATCTATCAGCGCAGATTTTCCGTACTTCTCCTCTACCTTGTCGAATGCCCAGTCGATGAACCGAATAGGCACAGAATCAAAGTACTTGGAGAAGTCACCTTTCCACCCGATGATTTTTCCCTCTGCTGAGTATATTATCCGAGACACATCTTGCACCACACGACCGCAGCCGATACCTTTCTGGTACGACGTGCAGCGTGGATGCACCATCTCTGGCATCAGCTCAAACAAGAGGTCGTTGGCGATGCTCAGTAGGATTCTGTCCACATTTTCATTCACGTAGACCGTACGGAAATCTCCGTTGTCTTTCGGAATCTTTGCTGTGTGTGGCGGCATTATCTTGTAATTACCGCTCTTGATCCTCTGATACATAGCCAGACGAGCCTCTGGCGTTGTAAGCCGATACATTACTGCTTTGTTCATGTCCTTGAATAAGCCTTTCTCAATGGCATACTGCCATCTGGCTTTCTCAAAGAACATCTCTAGGATTCTGTCTTCATTCATAATTCTTCTTGTTTTGGTTATTGTGCGCAGTCCTTAGCTGCGCTTTTTAGGCAATGTTACTTCATCGCAAGGGAAACACTGGTCTATAGGCCACCAGAACTCGTTATCAATTCCCGCGAATCCTCTTTTCTCTGAAACGTGAGTCACGGTGTGCTCCTTTGACTGAGAATGTATGTCACAGTACACTCTCATTCCTACCTCGATTTTCTTCATATCTATAATGTTTTGGTTATTGGTAGGGAGATTGCTCTCCCCGTTTGGCTAGTCGATGTGCTGATAAACATCTCCTCCCTGCTCTTTTTCGTTGTCAGCATATAACTCCTGATTAGAGTCAAGCTCTATTTCTTCGTTTACAAAATTGCTGGAATCGAGAACGATGACAGAATCATTGTAGGCTGTTTGTACTTGTTCAAGCGCATCTTTCTCACTCTTGGCATCGACGCTGACAATCTTGTTTAAAGTCTCTGTGACTGATACATAATATCTCTTCATAATTCTTGTAATTTTGGTTAATATTGTTCCGTGTCGGGTCTCGAACCCGATGTGCGCCTGTGTCGCTCACGGATGATAGATGTTAGAGTCTCTTGAGAGCAGCTTCGATGTCTGCGACTTTTTTGTCCTCAATCTTCGATATTTCTTGTAATATCTCGTCCAAGTGAGTAACAAAACTAAGTGCATCTACTACGCGACCAACCTTCACATTAAGGTCACCAGCATGTATGTCGCATATACCAAACTCTTGCAACAAATAGTAAATTGTGCCACTCTTTCGCGCAAGAAGATTGCGTTTAACACAACTTATTTGCACGGTAATAACTCTGAAGGTAATACCACAGCGAGGGATGAAGATTTCTGTCATGTCAAGCTCAATGAGCTTATCGCATATAGCTTTCGCCAGTTCCTCGCACTTTTTTTTCAGTTCTTGAGACTTGTGTGCGTAATCGTCACGTCCAAGTACTTTCCACATTTCTTTTTTATCCATAATTCTTAATAATTTATTGGTTAATAATGTCAGAGGGATTACTCCCTCCGTTTTTAGGCTACCACTCTTTGTTGTAAGCAAGTTTTCCTTCGCCAAATTTACGCATTTGGTCTGTAAAATCCTTGAAATTTACTCCTATTGCCCACTGCCCACCATAATGATCGCAGGCTATATAATCCTTGCCATACGACGGACCGCATCTTTTACAAGTGTATATCCACATCTTTAGTTTTCCAACGATAATGGTATATCCATCTTTCAAATCGCTATAAGCTGCACGTAAATTTGCCGTGCGAGTTCCTAAATTAACTTGTGTCATAATTCTCTTTGTTTAATTGGTTATAGTGATAGCCCGGAGGCTATCTTTAGGCTAATGCATTCAGCACTCTGTGAGCGTTGTATGCGACAGGATTGCTGTATTTCGTCTCTGCCGATATTCTGCGCTCACAAATCTCAATGCATCTCTCGTGTGCAATATTCTCGGACAAGGCATCAAACGTATCATGTGTAGCGTCAGAGGGCTTTCCGAAATAAACCCTGTAGCCCACTCGGTAGCACACAATACGCCTGCCCAGTCTGTAGATAACTTTGTTACCCCTCTCTGAAATTGTTATACCCTTTTTCATAATTCTATTTATTTAGTTAATGGTAGGTAGCCAATGGCTACCAATTTTAGGCTCTGTTCCATGCTTCCCACGCCTCGTCCGTATTCTTGGTGATTGCGTTGTTCCACAACCTCTCCTGATGACGGAAAATCTTCTGAAATGCTTTTGGGGTTGTCTTCACGTCTACCCTCTTGCCGAGATAAGGTCTGCTGCAAAGACCCGGAATAAACTCATCATAGTCAACGATACACCTTATCATACCGCTTTCTGTCGGCTTGCAGCTGATAAAGCATCCGTACACTCCAGGATTCTCCTTTCTCATCCACTTAGGATAAGGAAAGTATATACTCCAGGCGTCAATATAGTCACGGAACTTCTTTCTTGTGTCGTGATAAAGTCTTGCTTTCATAATTCTTTGTAATTTGGTTAATAGAAGAGGAGCATGCAAGCTCCCCTTGTTAGGCTGTTTCTTTTAGTTTGATTCCATTCTCTTCGAGAGCGTCTTTAATCAGCTCGTCAGAGTCCTCGTAGTACTCTCCCCAGCGGGAATCAATCTGCTCCCACTCATAGTCGTCCTCCGGCTCTCTACCGATTTCCGTGAAGACTTTCTTGTAGTGGACTTTCTTTTCCAAGACGAATCCCTTGACATCGCCCCACATCCAAAGACCTATGCACTTAGTCTCATCCTCAAATAAGTCCAAGGCTCGCTTTCTCCAGTTCTTTGTGTTCGTGTCACAATACTTGGAGAAGCGCTTCTTGTCGCAGTAGGCATATCCACTAACATAATCTCCCTGGCAGTAGCCCGTAGAGGACCACTCGTAGAATGCAATATTCTTGCAGTCATGCAGAAGATACGTGAAATCGTCCTCTTCGAGGATATCGCAAAGTTCTTCTCTATAGTCGAATCTCTTCAAGTCGCTCGGACAGAACTCTTCGTGGTAGTACCACTCACCATTGTACAGATTCTCAAGATACCACATGTGCTCGCTCTTGTCATAGCGCATACGGAAGCTATCGACATTTTCGCTATTGATGTAGTCGATAATCTTCTTTTGTGACACATATTTGCAGACAAGCTCTTTCAAAGCATCCTCTGCATTTTTAGCGTCAACTTCGCTGCTGCAACCACGAGACAGACCTCTATTGTATCCGTTGTCGGAATAGTCCCAGAAGTAAACTCCCACCAAATCCCATCCTTTGCAAGGGCATTCGGCATCCTCATCCTGGTAAATGGTGATTCTGTAATCACCGATTTCCTTCTTTGCAAATTCGTAACTCATAATCTAATCATTTAAATGGTTCATAATGGTTCCCCACGATGATGTGGGGAGTTTTAGCTAATTATGGCTATTTCGCCATATTTCCTGTAGAATTGTCTGTACGCATCAAGCTCACTGAGAGCCTGGATGTCTGTAACTTCCAGCTTGCCGGTATCCTTGCGTACTTCAGCGAAAGAGAATGTATTGTCGTGCGTCCACTTGATGAGGTCCACACGCCTAACAGGATTCTCTACTGACTCAACGATTTCACACTTCAGTAAATCGTCATTCAGGATTTTCTCTAATTCACTCATAATTATAGATTAATTATAGTTACACATTATTTCTGTCTCACTGATAATTTCAGCACAATACTTGCAGCGATGGCACATTATGTAGCCTTTTGCCAGTAATTTGCTGAACTTCGGATATGGGCATTTCTCACCCATACCGGCTCTCGTAATCTCAATTTTAATCATATTCAATCTGTATTGGTTAATAGAAATCCCCACCCGTGAGAGTGAGGATTGGTTTGGCTACGGCAGCTGGCTAGCCTTTGCCGCATTCTCGCAGTTGGTAGTCGTTGGGACTCCTTTCCACATCGTTCCGAAGTGATCTACGCAAAGAATCCACAAGTCAAGCTTGTCTGAGTAAGAGAAGATAAGATCAGGGAAATTCTTCTGCATCCATTCCTTATCCTCTTCGCTCATGTTTGTGAGGAACCACTGAAATATCTCGATTCTGTCCCTTTCTTCTTCATCGCCATTTGTCCACTCTGGATACTCGATGTTTTCAATCACTGATTCGTCATTCTCTACAATCTCGTTACAGAGGATGAACGCACTTTTTAGCCAGTGTACGGCTGTGTAGTAATCCGTTATCATAATTCTAATATTTAGTTAATAATCGTACTCTCCAAGCGAATGGAGAGATTTTAGGCTAAAAAATGTAGATGGCAGATGTTCTGCCTGTCACGGCGTATAGCTGTCCGCTCTCGCCCTTCAATAACATTCCGTTGCAACCGTAGATTCCTGCTGCATACCCGATCTGAGTATAACTCTCAGGAATCTCACTTCTTTCGTCTGCGTAGGTTACATCCTTTGCCACACCGCTTGCTACAAGCGATTTCAGCTGCTTACATGAATATCGTTCCATAATTCTACTATTTTAAATGGTTAAACAATGCTCCTGTGCAGATAGACTGCACAGAATGTTTGGCTAAAATCTGCGATGGCGCAGGCATGAACGCTCAATCTCCTGAACCTTTCTGTCTACACGTGCCGTGCGCCTGAGATACTCGCTCTTGTCTAGCTTCTTTCTAGCACACTCCTCACTTATAACCGCCTTGTGACTCGCTACGAGCCTTGCAAGGAATCTTCTGTCTCCGTCTGTCATAATTCTGAATAATTGGTTAATAATGGATGCAGGACACAGGACGTGCCCCGCAGCTTTGACTACTTATTGTCGCACGAGATATGGCTAGGGCAGCAGTACGTCGTCCCGTTGTGTATGCCTAAGAAACAACAGCCTACACATTTATCCGTTACGACATCCCACTCACGCTCTATTCCGTGCCTGTCAGTTACTCTTACTGTTTCCATAATTCTACATTATTTGGTTTGTAGGAGAGGGAGATAAAACTCCCTCAATTTTAAGCTAGGTACTTCTTGAGAAATTCTGCGAGCTTGTTGTACTCCTTATCTATCTCTTCCCTGTCATCCACGTGAAAGAAATCAGCCGTGCATCTGTCTGTAACTTTGCACGTGTCATCAAAGACCGCAGCATGAGCAGACGCAGATCCGGTAACTCCATTTAACCGGACAGTAAAGCTTACACCTGGCAGACTCTCTGCCAAATCTCTCTGAATCTCCTGCAACTTAGGCAGAATAGTAGAACGTATGTACTCTACATTATCCTTGTATTCTTCATCTATCATAATCTATAATTTTTGGTGAATAATTGTATGCGTGACTGTTGCCACGCACAAATTTAGGCTGAGAGTCTCTTCTGCCAGTTCTTGATGAACCAGCGCACGCCACGGAGAGCCTTTGCATTTATTTTTGTCTGCTCACACTCGTCCCAATGGTACGTAGAGAAAGAGAACACTCCTAAGCACAGGATATTGTCGGAAGAGAAACCTTCCGTACTCTTCTGTATACGTACGAAAACGTTCATACATTTTTTGTACGTGCCTGGCTCGATACTCATGGAGATGTGATCGTCCATGTACAAATCACGCTGGATTTCCTGTAACTCTGGCAAGATACCGTTCTTGATACTGTTTGCCACTCTAATCTCTTGTTCTGTCATACTCTGTAAATTTTATGGTTTAACATAGTATGCGTGACAATCGCCACGCACATTTTAGCTCATGCACAGCACCGCTATCTCCGAGAAACTTTTGGAGATAGCCTCCTTGCTACGAAAATCTCTGTAGCCCTTAGTATTGTTACTGTGCCACTGACGTGCAGCAATCTTGATCTTCTCCATCTCATGCATAAGCGCACGCTCAAAATTCTTCTGTGATTTCTTGTCTAACATAATTCGATTTGTTTGATGGTTTTACATAGTATGCCCAGGAAAATGCCTGAGCACATTTTTGGCTACTCGTACTTGTTGAGCAGGAAAATCAGAATAATGCCATCGCCATTCAGGAGAGTCTGGCTCTTGTTCTCGTCATTTATTATGTTTTCACATATTCTCTCAAAGAGCGGATACGGGTCTCCGGCAATACTCTTGTAATACAATGCCATGTACGTACCGGGGATGAGAGGATAAGAGTCCTCAGGTTCTCCACCGAATACGTCACACGCCTGTGTATTGATCAGGACACGACGTACAGAGAAATTTCCCTCAACTTCCTGTGCGTCCATTCCACGCAAGAGGTCTATAACCTCATTCTTGCTCAAATCTTGCTTTAATATTCTATCCATATTTCTCTAATAATTTGGTTAATAGAAGAGAGGAGCGGAAACTCCTCTCTGTTTTGGCTACTTTCTGAGACCTACGAACGTTGTAGCTCCCTCTGCCGTGTAACTGCCGTTAAGCTCTGAAATCTCGTTCGCTTGAGCAATAACAGTCTTTCTTAGCATCACGTTTGCTCTGTGACAATTGTACAGAGTAACTGAAACAACTACTAATGCAACACACACTACGGCAAACAATGCCACGAAAATATTCTTCTTCATAATTCTGTAATTTAATTGGTTATATTATCGTACTGCCTGGATCTCTCCAAGCAGAATTTAGCTAAATGTTTCCAAGCACAATTATCGTACTTTCCAAATTTCTCACACTCCAGGCAGGATGAAATTCTCCAAGCGGAGCGTAGATCTCCACAGCTCCCTGAAGAACCATCTGCCAATTATCGTACTTCTCCAGAATATTCCAAGCAGAATTCCCCAAAATATTCCAAGCAGAATTACGATAATATTCGTACTTGCCAGCATGACAAATGCCGGCACACTCTGAATAAATCCAAGCACAATTATCGTACTTGAATAAATAATCTGTCTCGCTGTCATAATTCTAATTTTATTGGTAATTGTTCCGTAACCACACACGACAATTATCGTACTGGCTACGGATTCTTAGGCTAGAACTGCAACGGTAAGTCTTTTTCCGTTGTAGCTCATAAATTCTACGTGGCTGTATATTATCTGTAAGTCTGCAATATACCGCTCCATCATTCTCCTCCCTCTGCAATCTAATGATATCGTACTCATAATTCTAATAATTTGGTTATTGTTCCCTACAAGTGTAGGGAGATTTTTGGCTACTGAATTCCGGCAGACCAAGCGAATCTTTCTTCTTCATCATTCAGTCTGTAGATACTGGAAAGCATACCAAACAGGCGAGGACTGCTGTTAACGAGTTCATCGTAGGCATCCTCTGCACTCTGATTTGTGACATTAATACGCACAAGCGTCTTTCCTATCTTCTTCAAAATCTGTTCTTTCATAATCTAAAATATTTAAATGGTTTGTAATTGTAGAGCGGAGATTTCTCCCCGCCCCATTAGCCAGGATGTGCATCTTTGCACCACGTTTTATCTTTATCGTCTTAACTACGTGGCTCACACCCTACAGATTTTATGCTTCTGCCAGCAGCTTGTTTATTTCTGAGGAGATAAATCTCGCACGGATGACAAGCAACCGCTTTCAGTCAGCGTGGATAGTGTGCGCCTTGATACGCTGCAAATCGTGATTGCACACACAATTGATTCTCGGGTAACCAGCCCGACCGGACAATTCCAAACCGGTAGAATATGAATTATGATTTATCCGTCCGTCATCTCGCTCGATAACTGCACAGCTACGGCTCTCGCTCTTTCCACGTGCCTCATCTCATTCGGTATCGTGGTGGCTCTGTGCTCTCTCGCTACCCACGACGGGATTTCTCGCCCGCCTTTCTGTATCACTACAGATTCGTTTGCCGGATAGCTCTCTGAAATTTTGGCAATAAATCCCCTGAGGGAGAATAAATTCTCTCTCTGGAATAATACCAAAATCTCTGTTTTGTTCCCTTATGCGGCACTGACCCACAATTGTACGCCTAAACGTGATAGGAAAAATAAGGGTACGACGACCCGCACCGCACATAATTTGTACGGTGTAAATTTCCCACTGGCTAACTGCTAGATAGTCAGTGGGGAAAATGTAGGGGAAAAGATAGGTAGTTTTCAGCTACCTATCTAGTTTGATTACTTTTGCGCTGCTGCAAGTTTAGCTTGCAAATCTACAATTTGCTTCTGCAAATCCGTGATAGTCTCAGACTTCTTCTTTGCAACCTTGTTTCCGCTTGCAAATGCTTGGTGTAATGCACACAACTTAGAGCCTAAGCGCTGCAAACTGTCTATAATTGTCGTTTGCACGTCTTTTCCGTTTGCGTCAAACCAAGTAAAGAAGCTAGACAATTTATGCTTTTTTGAATATTCACTCACTGCACTTCTTACAACTTCTGTCTGTAAATTGCAGTAGTCTGTATCAGAAAGCACAAACTTTGTGGCTAACTTATTGTAGTTAGCACGTGCAGCATCAAGGGTTTTTTTAGCCTCTACTACTTCTTTGTCGGTGCACTCACTTAACAGTTTTTTACGATAACTGTTAAGTACGTCCAAACACTGAGAGAGTGTAACACTACTCTTGCACTCGCTTACATAACTAGCTACCTTTGTGTTGGTATGCTCGTAACCTTGAGCGCCTTTTACGGTTAAATCTTCTTTCATATACTTATTTGTTTAAATGGTTCTTATAAGATAGTCTTTCTATCTCTTTATTTCTACTGCAAAGATACTACTTTTTTTCGACATAGCCAAATATTTTATGTTAAATATTAATATACGAAAGATACGTAACAATCTGATATATAACACCTTATGAGTTTTAACACTTTACGCCTAAATAAAGGAAATAAGCTATATAACTACATATACGCACTTAAATAGACAGTAAATGTTAACGTTTTAACATTTAACCAGTTAGAAAATCGTGTAATATTCTTTTACTTAGGTACACTATATCAAACAGAAATGTTTCACGACGTATATTTATACAAAAAGAATGAATTAAAATACTTTATAAGTGGTTGATATTTAAGTGGTTACAAAAGTTAGTTTATAATATAAACCAACAATGTTAAAAAGTGTAAAAATGACTGTTTCACGATGGTTTATATAGTGTAAACTAACATAATTTGTACAATATTTTTATTATAGACCCCATACCCCCTTATATGGTTATAAATCAGCGCGGTAGTCACCTCATCTAAAAATTTTTTCTTCCGATTTTTTAGCCTACTTGTAAGGTTTAATTACTTTTGCTACCGAAAACATATTTATGCATATTCATTCATCTACCTATTTTTAACATTTGACAACATCAACTTCTATATTGGTGAGCAAAACCATAAATGTATATCTAATATTCATTTCATGTATATCCAAAATGTATATTTATACCCTTTATATACTAGTGTTTTAGCGTATATTCAGGATATTTTCCTTATCTTTGTATTGTCGATATTTTATAGTCGACATGTTGTAAGGACGAGCTGACACGTGTTATCCGTCAGAAAGTCCCTGTTTATCGGGGGTAATCCTACACAATAACGGAAAATTAATATTATTATTGTACATAAATGGAAAATGGTATTGCTATAGACACATTGCACGCTCAGCTGCTTGACCTTTCTAGACATGACGAGTACGGTTTCGAAGAGCTCCGTTGTCAGGACTGGGGTAAGGCGAACTCTGAGAAGTACAACAAGCTGAAGTCTAATTTCATCAGGTCAATGAGACGTCTGGCGAAGAAGGCTCCCGTGAAGTACTATGGTGGTTCGTACTACATGTTCAACGGCAAGATATACGAAGTTGTTCCGAAGATAGTCCTTGAGCAGGCTTACCAGCTGTTGCTCCTCGACCTGGCCATGGCTCCGATGCTAGGCATAAGTACGGTGATGAACAAGTCGTTCATGGAGGTGATAGAGTGCTACAACATACTGAGACCTACCTTCGATATCGTTGCATTCGCCAACGGAGTTGTTGACTTCGGAAGCGGGCTGAAGTATCCGAACGTGATGCCGTTCTCTCCCGAGTATCATGTCACATACTATCATCCATACGACTACAATCCGAAGGCGAAGTGTGACAGGTGGATGAACTTCATCAAGGAGGTCCTTCCGGACAGGACATCGAGGATGATCCTCCAGATGTTCCTCGGCCTCGGTCTCATACAGAGAGGTACTGCATACAATCCGTACGAGGGGAAGGAATCTTCGAAGATTGAGCTGTGCCTCCTACTCATCGGTACTGGAGCCAATGGAAAGAGTGTCATCTTCGACGTTGCCTGCAACATATTCGGCAAGGACAGGATAAGCAAGATGGACTACGCCGACCTCACTGCTGACGGCGACGAGGGAATGAGGGGAAGGTATCCTATAAGGAATGCCATCTTCAACTGGTCTTCCGATTCCGACCCGAAGAAGTTCGGAAGGAAGAACACCGGTATGTTCAAGAGGCTCGTGAGCGGCGAGCCAGTCCCGATGAGAAAACTCGGCAGGGATATCCTGGAGGGGAACTCAATCCCCTACCTCATCTTCAACCTCAATGAGCTTCCGTTCCCTGACGATGCTTCGCTCGGATTCATCAGACGCTTGCAGTACGTGAGCTTCGATGTGACCATTCCAAAGGAGAGGCAGGACCCGGAGCTGGCGAGCAAGATCATTCGTGAGGAGCTGAGCGGAGTGTTCAACTGGATATTCCGTGGCGCGATGGAGCTGAGGAGCAGGAAGTACAGGTTCCCGGCAGCTGAGGGCAGCAGAAGGCAGCTGCTCATCTCTCTTCTAGGAAGCAATCCTATCTATGCCTGGATAAGGGCGTATAATATGAGGTGCAGTCGGGAGGCGAGGGGCGAGATTTCGGAGTGCATGCTTGCCAAGGAGATGTACGAGAGGTTCGTCGAGTTCTGCAAGGCCAACGATGTCGAGGAGAAGGATATCCCTACGATTCAGAAGTTCGGGCGTGATATGAGTGACAAGTACGGCTTCTTCAAGAAGAGGTCACAGGGCGGAATGACGTATCAGGTGTACGGAGCGCAGATGATTGACCTGAAGCAGGAGCTTCTCATCAATGACGTGAAGAATAAATTGTGTGGTGAGGAGGACATCAAGCAGCCCGAGAGCTTCATTCAGCCTGATGATTAACGGTTATAAAACAGATTTCTATGATAGACAAGGAATATATCAAGGAGATTATCTCCAGTATCACGAAGAAGAAGGCTGACGGGAATATTGTTCCGGCCACCGCTTCGATGAGCGAGATTATGACTGCTGTTCGCGAGGATGCCCTGGAGTGCATGAGGACCATGTGTAACGAGAGTGAGATTGCGGTGAACAGAACGTTGAACAGTGTTTCATTCAAATGTTTGTAGCTTATGGGAGAAGAACGTAATTTTGAGTTTTTTATAGGCGACTGTCAGTTTCCTGCTGTTGTTTCGCCAGAGTCAACAATATGGCTGCTACCTGCGGACACCAACGAAGAGGAGGTATCTGGCTCTATTAAGAAGTATGTAGATAAGGCTGCTGAATCAGGCGAAAGGATGTCTTCTTGCAGGTATGGAAATATCAGTGTCGAATTCACTATTGATTCTGAATGCAGAGAAGGCTTAAACGAGCTGCTGCTCGAAATCCTCTACGGCGGCAGAATCAGAAAAACCACAGAGCGCCTCAATAACGAGTGGCTAAAGAAGATGTGGAAGGTTTCTGAGGATGACCTAATGGTTTTCAAATTCGAGCAGATAGCCAAAAAGTTCGATTCTTCGCTTGAAAGACGGCTTTCTGCTCGTGAAAGGCTAGAAGATATACGTAGAACGAGATATACAGCTTTTTAATTATGAGAAGACATCCCAATCCGAACAAGGTTCCTCCGTTTAAGCCGGACCCTGAGCATTGGACCAAGAAGGTTCATTCCTGGAAGGCGAAGGTTGCTTATGAGACCGAGGATGATGCCTGGGAGTTTCTTAAGACGCATCCGAAGCTCATTGAGCAGGGAATGACCGTCTATAGATGCAATGTCTGCAATATGTTCCACTGCGGGCACAAGTATAACAAGAAATAGTTGAGAATATGAAGAAAAAAGGATATTACGAATACGACCCTGTTATCTATCCAAGAATGTTATGTGTCGCTATTGGCATGAACCAAGAAGATGCTAATAAGTGTTTTGAAGGTAGAAATGGCGAGGTTTTGAAAGTTGATTTTTCTAATTATGACGCAATAACCTACGATATCGTTAGAGAAAAGGCGGATAAGAAGCTTTGTTCATTTATTAATTTTGCAAGCAAGGATTCTATGAAGATGGGGGTTTGTTGCCATGAAGCTTCTCATGCCTGCGATAACATCGAGGATGATATTGGTATGGAGCACGGCGGCGAGCCTTCAGCCTACTTGATTGGGTGGATTGCGTCTTGCATCAACAAGGCTCGTTTGGGTATTGGAGATTTCGTTGAACTAAAAGATAAGGAGAAATAGCTTATGATTAAGAAAGAAGATATTAAGGTTGGGCTGGAGTTTTTACTTCCGTGCGAGAGTATAGAACGCACCAGAGGAGGATTTCTCTATTATGTCAATACAAGGAAAGGATGCTGCATGTCACTGATTAGACCTACAGATGTTTTTCGTGTAAAGTTTGTTAAAGATGACCGTGTTTATTGTGAAGTTCGTGACATTACTAATGTACGCGTAGATTTAGATATTTTGCAGAAGAATGGCTTATATCCCGAATACGCAGAAAAGCTGATGGATGAATGGAAAGATTCTGTAATTGCAAGCGAAAATAAAAATAAGCATGCAACCAGAGGATTGGAACTTCCTGTTGGTGTTATAAGTACAGTAGTACCCAAAAATGATTGGATAGCAAATTATGCTTTTGTTGGTGGTAGTCGTGGTGGAAACAAAAGAAACTTTATGAGTCGTTATCTTGGCAAGTTTAATATTCCACAATACAAGAATAACGATGAGCTGTCAAATGAAGATTGCAAAGCTTTCAAAGCTATCACCGACAAGATGAGCGATACCTACAAGCGTAAGAATCACGATTATGGGAATGCTTTTTCCGAAATGTATGATGAGCTTGGTATCAACTACGGCTACGGAAAGATACGAGAGAAAGTGAATCGTATCAAGACGTTGAAGGATAATGAAGCGCAAGTTGCTAACGAGCCGTTGGAAGATGCTCTATTGGATTGCGCTAACTATTGTATCTTGACATTGATGGAATATCAAAAACGTAAGGAACATGGGACAGACTGATTACACTTGCAAGGATTGTTTCTTCTTTAAGGATGGCAAGTGTTGCCACCCTACCGAGAAGAAGTTCGCTTCAGAAGAGAATCCATCTTGCACAGATTTCGAGTATAAGGAAATAAAAGTTGAACTTTAAAATATTGTTATCATGGCATTACCATTTGGAAAGACTATCAAGACAAGACACTTCACCGTGCTGAAGTTCAGCAAGAGCTTGTCTAAGAAAGAAGTTGCTTCACTCAGAGAGGATATCCCTGCTGAGATCAAGAAGCATTTACAGAGAGGCTCGCTGCCTTTCATCAAGATTGCGAACATTGCCGGTACATGGGGTATTGAATACTCTATCGGCACATCAATGTACGCTGCACTCGATGAATGTGTTCCTGTGGCTGTAGGAGACCATTATGAGTTCTCCAAGGATGATGGAAACATTATCGAGGCATTTGCCCAGCTTATGTATGCGGATACATCGTTGCCTGGCGATGCAGAATACACGGCAGGTAAGCTGAAGCTCCGTGACGAATACCTTGCTCGTGAGGCTGCGAGGATGAACGCTACTGCCGATGAGGGTAAGACAGAAGAGCAGCTTCGCAAGGAGAGCGATGAGGCCGTACAGGAAGTCATCGACCGCGATAAGCACGCCGAGACTCTTCTTGAGATGGCAGAGCAGATTAAGAAGGAAGGAGGCAAGGATGAGCGATAAATTGCTTGAGGTCGTTCAAGACCATACCTCCCTAGTACAGGCACTCCAGTTCATTTTGGAGGCCGCAGAGACGAAGAAACTGCCATCATACGGCATTCTTCCTACGTTTAATGACGATATGATTGAAGATCAGGTGCGAATTGCGCTTGAGCTCATCACTGGAGAGAAGTATCCCTGATTGAATTTATATTTTTCTTCTACTTCATTATATATAAAAAAGTAAGGGCGGCATCTGTGAAGACACCGCCCTTTGTTAACCAATTTTTAGAATTACGATCAACAGAAAGAATCTGTCACATAATCTGATTGCAAAGGTACTTGGTTTTACTGAATTTCGAGTAAAACAAAGTTACTTTAACACGAATTTAACTATTTCTTCCTCTTTTGGAAGTCTGCTTGACCATTTTTAAAGATAATGCAGTCCTCGCAGCATCGAGGCATTGATAGAGGAATATAGTAGTGGACCACATTATTTTCTGTATCAATTTCGTCCTGCTTAATCTTAGAGTAGTCGGCTATCATGGCAGTCGTCTTTTGCCACTCTGGAGAGCCAAACTTCTGCTTGCGCTGAGCGATAACGAGGTTTCTCAGAATCTCTTCCTTCGAGGTAGCCTTAATAAGTTCCTCCTGGGTGAGCTCATCGGCGTTCTCGTTCTTCGCTTTCTTGCCCTGTACCTCTGCGATTCTCTTCTGGACGGACTCCTTGGCTTCTAGCTTATTCATCTCGTTTTCGAGGAAAGATTTCTCCCACACACCTATTCCTTCTCCTTGGAATGCGATGGCCCAGCTGTCACGAACAGACATACCTGAACCACGGAGGCTGGCGTAGATGTAATATCGAGGGTCTTTCATCTTAAGAGCCTTCGCTTTCTTGTACGTATCGACGGATAACGTGTATCCTTTTGTTTCTTCAATCATAATCTTATTTCTTTTTATTATCCTTGAATGCAAATACTGTGTAGCAACAACACGAAACGTGAAATGGCGGATATGGGTCTTTGAAAGAATGGAGGCCGGCATCGGCTTCGCTTTGACAGATATCACAAGGATAACTGCTTCCTCTCTTGACATAGAATCCGATAGCCTTATTCTCCTGTCCATACTCCTGCTCTGCCTGTCCCCACGCTAAAGCAATCACTTGAGAAGCGTTTCTTACGATATTCTGATAGGCGTTCTTGTAGTAACCTTTTCCATAAGAAGGAACATCGATGTTAATATCCTTTCTCTTCGCTTTGGTGATGACTGATGCGTGATATGGGTCCTTGTAGCCTGTGCGGATGGAAGACAGGAGCTGCTGTTCTGAATATCCCATCAGAGTTCCTGCCTTAATCATTCTCACGATGTCTTCCGCAAAGTTTCCGAGATAGACGGCGTTTCTTTCGGATGTCGTCTTTCCGTAGATGTCGCTGACGAGAAACGATTCTATGTTCTCGTTGTCAATCCCGAGAATCTTGCATGAAGCCTTAGAATAAGCAGAGATGTAGCTGTTGATACTCTCCTCTGCCTCAGCAGTAACATTCTTGGCGTAAGAGAGCAGGGCTGACTCGTTTGTGAGCCTGCCCGCACCTCTGTATCGCTTACTTGCGGCAATTATTTTCTGTGTCGATTTCCAGAGAATATCTGATATGTGGCTCTCGCAGTTTCGGATTGCCTGCAAGCGTTTCCTGCTGTAATCGACAGAACGTTTTAACTCATCCATAGGCTATTAATGGGTTTGGTTGTAGTGCTGCCAGTTGTTCTCATTCGGGGCGTTCCGATTCTCGTCCCATTTGGTTCCTGACTTATTTGGGCGTCCAGCTCCGCGACCCGTACGTACGTTTCCACTACCTCCACTCTGAATATTCGCAGTAGCTTTCTGCTCCTCGATTGCATTTTGAGTTTCGTTATCCGCACGCTGCATATCCATAAGGAGGTCTTGCTGGTCTTCCTCTTTCTTTTCGCGCATGATACGCTCATACTCGGCAGTTTTAGGGAAGTCAGGACAGCGTTCAGAAGCCGTCTGCTTAGAGAGGAATCCGTTCTGAACCGCAGTGGCAATATTTGTAATTTGTTCGGTTTTGTTACTATGAACATACGGACTTATCCACGCGTTGATTGGAAGCCCAGACATTGTAGCGACGCAGTTTTCCTCAGTACCGATACCGAACTGACAGATGCGGAGAATCTTATCCAGGAATGGCTGTAACTCCTGTGCATCGTTCATTGCAACCTCCAGTGCAGGAGAATAGAGAAGCTTGATGGCTACACCCGGGAGATCACCAGACTTCAGCTCAGGTGGCTTCACGGTGAACGACAGCTCATAGATGAGGTCGTACGACTTGTTGAGCTGCGTTGCGAAGGCATCAGAGGCATCCGTGCCATTCAAGAACTCAGCCTTGCCATTAGTGTCGGTAATCATGATGGTCTTCGCAGAGCCGGTCATATCATCTCCAGTTATAGAAATATCCTCGCCATCACCTGTGAGTGTAAGAATAGGGAAAGCGTATGCCTTGTTGTTCTCGCAGAGATATGAGAATGCCTCCTCGTAGTCCTCGATGTTCTTCTGAACCATAAACCAGCAAGGTCCGTTGTCGTTACGTGCATAGGCTACCGGTACGAACTGGAAGCCGTGGTCCTTCTCTTCAATGAGGGTGTAGTCGTCAATTCCGAAAATCCTAGCAATCTTCGTCATTACCTCTTTCACCTTTCCAGACTTGACAGCCTTCTTGAAGCGGTAGAACTTGCGGTTATCCCAAGCCTCGACATATTCGGTCTTCTCGTTGCCCTCATCGTCGTAGTCGTAGTACTTCCTGGCAAAGCACAGGAGATCGCCAGTGAGTGAATCGACGTGAGGGTACAGGATATCTCCTCTATCATAAGAGAGTGTTCGTGTGCAGAATTTCTTCTTTTCATCGAAGAAACCGACGATTGCACATTCTGCAACCTTCAGATACGCACTTACAGCTTCAAAGAAGCGAATCTCCATATCGTGCATAAGCCAGCCCTTCTTGAATACATCGAGGGTCTTCTGATTCTCCTCTACCTTCTTCTCGTTCTCGTAGTCATCACCATCAGCAAGCTCGAACTGAACATCGTTGCCAGTCAAGTGCAGCAAATGCTTCGTGTGGATGAGCTGCTGGAACGCAAAGGCTGTGCGCTGAATCTTCTGGCAGTACCACCTGTTATTCTCAGGGTTCAGCTTCCAGATGTCCGGGTATTCCTTCTCATCCATAATCCTATGGGCGGATGGATAATACTCACGCAGGAAGTCTGCCTGCGTCTTGATGCGGCGATACATGGTGTCGTCTGGCATCGTTCCGTCGTAATAGTCAGGAACAACGTCGCTTACAGCCGAGTGCTTCATGTATCCCGCAGGAGTAAGCTCGTAGAATGGCTTCCTTACGAGCAGCTCCCTTACATTATTTACCTTGATAGCATCCATAATCCTTTTACCTTTTTATTTTTCTTTTTTGTTAAACTGAATATCATTACGTAGAACCAAGATTCAAAGAAGTCAGGCGAGTGCCCGACATATTTCTTGGCAATCTTCTTAGGTAATAGCTTGAATCCCCTATCATCGCTATTCTCGTCACGTCTGAGCATCTTACGCTCCTTCTGAAGAATCTGTCTGAGAGGAACCTTGTCAAATCCGTTTCCTGAATACTTTCTTTCAAGCAGGGCCGAGTCGATGGAAATCTTCTTCTCTTTTATCATCTTATAGAATAACCACGCACACTGAGACTTCAAATCCTTATATAGGTATTTGATTCCTTCTTCTTCCTGATGATTCCTCGCGATAGGTGCTGCCTGGTTGTTGAATGGGACGGCATACTTGAAGAATCCCTTAAAGTACTGACCGATACCCTGCATATCGTAAGTGAAGTTACATTCCTCAACTCCCCACTCTCTCAGCTTGGCCTCAACTACAGAAACGAGCGTCTTAGGGTCCAGCCTCAGAACAACCAAGTCTTTGCAGTGCCATCCTTCCCAGAGCCACATCACGAAGTTATCGCCGCCGGTGAAAGCAATATCGGCAGAAGCTCTGCGTTTTCCATCTCCTATCTGTTCTGCATTGTCGTAGATTTCATCAAGGTCTTCCATCTTGATCATGTCATCTCCGGCAGCTTTCCAGTTCCAGTTAGCTTCCAGGTCTCGCATACGCTGTTCCTCGTCCTGCTGGGCAAGGTTAGCGAGATATGAGGCATCGGTAGAGATAAGCTTAATGTTCTCTGATACGTCAGCGCGAACGAATGTTGCCGACTTGATGAACATTTCGAGCTTTGTATAACCAAGTTCCTCATAGCTGTCCTTCCAAAGGCTATCGATAATGCCCTTGCACTGCTCGTACACCTCTTCTCTCGTGTTACCCCAGTAGATTGAGTCAGGCGTATCGCCGTCCATGAAGCAGTATCGTATAACTCCGTCCCGTTCCGGTATGATGTAGCCGTTCTCGTCAACCCACCAGTCAATGAACTTTCTCACCCAAGATTCCGGGTCTGGGTTACAGGTAATCCAGAAGCGATTTCGGATATGCGCTGCGTTTCGATTGTTGGTCAAGAGGTACTTGAACTTCTTGTATGGGCACTGAGTACCCTCATCGATGCAGACATAGGCATACTGGCGACCCTGGAATCGTGTCTTGAAGTCCTGATAGGCTCCAGCATAGTACGAGAATTTGAGCCATCCTCCGTTATCGAAGTTCCAGGTCATGTCATTTTGCGACTTATTGTAAGTTCCAAATTGGGAGAACAATTTATAAGAGTCTGTAACTAAGGACTGTAAGTCGTCTTTTTCGTTACGAAGAATTGTTGCATGAAAATCTGGATTTTTAATATCCTTCAGAACTTCCATTAGGGAAGAGAACGATTTTGAGCCGCCTCGCGAACCGCCAACTATCTTAATATCAGCGTCTATAGACAGCATTCGTTCCTGACCGCCACGCTGAGCTATAATCTTCAGCTTGTCGGGATGCTTCTTGTCGGCGTCTCTTAATGATTGGATATACTCTTGAGTGTAAATAGGCTCTCCGTTATCCAATTTTAATCCTGAAAATACATCTTTCTGCATAAATATACATTTAATACTGCAAAAATATACAATTTTTCTTTGATAATTGCATATTTATTCATATATTTGCAAAATAAAAGGTATATTTATACGTTTTCGAGGTGGAGGGACCACTTTCGGGATAACATTTTTAATCAAAAAACAACATGACAAGAGAGGAACTCTTAGCATTAGTGAACAAGGAGGTTGATACCACCAAGTTCAAAGAACTTAGCCAAAAGACCATCGATGAGGAACTTGGTGATGTTTTGGAAGATTTCGGTGATGACGAGGAAGCAAATTCCAAGTTGGTTACCAAGTTAGCAAACCGTCTGAAGCGTATCAACGGCAACTTGCACAAGAATATCTCTGACGAGGTAAAGAAGAGCAAGGAGGAGGCTGAACGCAAGAAGAAGGAAGAGGAAGAGGAGCGCAAGCGTAAGGAGGCCGCCAAGAATGGGGATCCTGACGACAAATACAATGAGCTTCTCAAAGAAATCAAAGCCCTCAAGGAAGCTAACGCAGAAAGAGACAAGAAGGCTGCAAGGAAGGCGACCATCGAGTCTGTAAAGGCAGGTTTGAAGGATAAGTTCGACAAGGCAAACCTTGAAATGAAGAACTACTTCCTCAATGCTGCAATCGCAAAGCTGGAGATTCCGGACGAAGATGCCAACATCGACGACCTGGTTTCTAAGGCTGAGAAGATCTACACCGCAGAGTACAAGGAGGCTACCGGTGAAAACGGTATTCCTGCAAAAGGCAGTCGCACGTCTAGCGGAGGCACGTCCACAGATGATGACAAGTTTATGGAAGAAGTGGCCGAGCGTCGAAAGAAGAGATTCGGCGGTGGAGACAAGAAGTAATTTCAGGATAACAATTTTAAAAAGGTAAAAAGATTATGGACAACACTTCTATTTCCTACATGGAACAGATGGGTACTCGTGGTATGCTGAACCACGGCGCAACCATTGTTCAGACAGAAGGTAAGGTCGGTGGAACCCGATACGTGTTTGCTGGCCTTGAGGCACTCATCAAGAATGCCTTCGTTCACCCACCTATTGGTGGTAAGCTTGTCAACCCATTCAAGGGCCAGGCTAAGATTTATGCCGGTGACTTGATCGAGCACGACCTTGGCTTTACAGCAGGCAACGATGGTCCTGGTGCTACCATCAAGATTCTGAAGGCTTACGGCGTGGCAAAGGCTACCGCTGCGGCTACAGACACAGACATCTACATCGTTCGTAACGGCTTTGTTCACATCCCGTTCCCTGGCGACACCATCATGGTCGGTCAGAAGGACTTTAAGACAAAAGCAAAGGGCGTGACTGTCTCTGCCGTTGAGGCTACGACTGACGACACCGCAGGTGATGTTTGGAAGGTTACTCTTTCTGCTGCTCTCGGCGCATTGAAGGTAGGTGACGTATTGGTTGAGGCTGCAAGTGCAGGCGAATCCGTATTGCCTATGGTTACCAACCCTAACTGCTTTGCTCCGAGCGACAACGACTTCCCTTATTTCGATGCCGGCGGCGACAAGTACCACAAGCCTCGTACAAACATCAACTTCTGTATGTTGAATCCAGACTGCGTTATGTGGCTTGACCGTATGGGTCCTGTTCCTCCTGCTGTCAAGGCGATGAACAAGTCACTCTACCCAGAGTTCTGGCATATTTAACCTATTGTATAACGTAAAAAGATTGATTCAGGATTATGGCAAAAATTGATATTGGTGTCGAGCAGCTTGCGAAGTTCTTCACTGGTAAGGGTAACAACACTTACCTTCAGAAGTTCGTCAATCGTGACGGCGTACTTCGCTGTAACAACGGCTGGTATCTGACACAGGGTGACATTGATCCAAATCTCACCCCTACATCTAACAATGGTGATGCAACCTTCAAGGTTCGCACACGTACATTGAACCCTGCAACCTTGATGAACCTCCGTGCTCCTCTCGGCGAGGGCTATCAGAACGACCATGAGGGTATTGAGTGGTACACCGCTTCAATTCCAGACTTCGCTGCTGACGGCTTCCGTGAGACTGCGACAGAGCGTTACCACAAGATGAAGCTTCTCCAGGATGAGTTCGGCAACGACGCTGACCTGGTTGATGCTTACCTCGACAAGGTACAGGTATTGTACGACTCACTCGACATGACTATGACCTACATGTCAGCCCAGTTGAGTTCGACCGGTTTCATCGACTACGACAAGATTGGTCGTGGTATCCAGGAGCCTCTGTATGACGCAAAGGTTCCAAAGAAGAACTTCAAAAAGGCGGGTACACTTGCCTGGAACGATCCAAACTGCGACTTGCTTGAGCAGATGCGCAAGTTTGAGGAGGATTGGCGCAAGGAGAACATCGAGTACCGCAGTGTACCTCTCGTATGGCAGATGACTAAGAACGACTACAATAACGTATTCTTGAAGAACAAGCAGATTGCTGAGTTGTACAAGAGCTGGGCGAACGCTAACTTTGTGGCAGTTTTGCAGAACTACGGTCCAAACAACGCAATGTTCTTGAAGTCTGTTGTTGACCTCAACGGTCTTTCTCCTATCGAGATTGTCGATGAGGTTGAGCACAACAAGCGCTTCGATGGCACAGTTACAGAGATTCGTGGTTGGGCAGACGGAACAGTCGTTCTTCGCCCTGCTGGCAAGCCTTTGCGTTTCATGCGCAAGGAAATTCTCGATAAGCGAATTTTCGACACTCTCGGTAACAAGCTCGTGGATGTTGCTTGGGCACAGACCAACAACCGCCTCGGTTTGCTTCGTAACATGGTCACAGCGAACGGTATGTTCCAGGAGTTCAAGACAGACTTGTTCCTCGCTTCTGTTCCTGCCATGCTCGATTCTCCTTACCGTTGGATTATCGACATTACCAAGAAGGGTTAATTCTTTAACGTAACAAGATTGTATGACTATGGATTCGGAGATGAACATTTACACTGTGAACGACTACCTTATTAATAAGGTGAAGTTCGAGATGCCGATGAAGGCTCTGTTGGGCATCATGCACGACAGGGAGCTTGAAAATGGCATCGACCTCGAAGCCTGCGACAAGGACAAGGTAAGACTTGCCTATGCCGACATGCTGAAATGGTTTGTTCTTGGTCCGAGTAAGGTGAACAACACCTCCGATTCCGATAACGGATGGACTCATTCGGGAGGTGGATATGATATGTCGGACAACGACAGGAGCGAGATGAAGGCAGAGGCTAACGCTATATATGCGGAGCTGGAGCCTGATTCGATGCTCAAGAAGAAGTCCACCTTCCGGGTGACCTCCCACGGAGTAAAGAGGGCGAATTATTCTCCCTGGGGAGAACCTCTCCCTCACATCATCAAATAAGGCGTATGGAAAAGGAAAACATCAGAAACCCAAGATACCCTCACATCATCAAGATCGTGAGGAAGGTCGTCGGAAAAGCCGACCCTGATGACCCGTTTGCCGATGATGATGCTCCAGTTGGTGAGGACAAGGAAATCATTCTCTACTATGGCGAAGGCCGCAGCTACACCGATACTACTACAGAGGGAGACAAGAATGTCGACCAGAACAAGAGGAAGGCATCGATTCCGGTCAGATATGACGAATGGGAAGCTGACAGATGTCCTCTTGACGGCGACACCATCTACTCCACTGTCGGCAACAATACCGAGGTAGGTATGGTCAAGGACTGCGAACCGGATAATAACAGGACTGTCGTTTACTGGAATCTCACTAGGGTTTAGGTTATGGCAAAATACTTTAGCGGAAAGCGTCTGTCTCTTGGAGCGCAGTTCGAACATCAGATTAAGCCAAGGGTCGAAAAGCTGGCGTATGACAAGATGCTTGCGATTATGCAGGAACTTGCTCACAGAACCGTCAACTATTTCAAAGAGAACAGGACGTTCTACAATATCACTGGTAACGCATATACTTCGTTCTATGCAGCAGTGTATTACAAAGGCAAGCTCATTTACATGGTGCGTGCCTCAAAAGGTGAAAAAGCACCAACGCGAGTAACCCTGGCGGAGGGAGAAAAATATAATCTCCCGTTCTACTACGACGGAGGTGAAAACAAAGGCTATACCGGTAAAGTCGGTGGTGGTCACCAATGGGGTCCTAACCTTATCTACGGACGTATCGGAAAGGTGAAATCTACCGGGAAAGACTGGGCACTCGTTGCGATATGTCCTGTTGAATATGCGGTATTCGACAAGGAGAACCGCATTTTCGAGACAGTTTACAACACATACGAGTCTCTTCCGGATATGTTCGATGCCTGCGTAGTGTACGCCAATAGTTCAACTTTTAACAAACTGTAAGCTATGGTAGATATCAAGCAGATATATTTCGACTTAGGAAACGCCGTAAAGGGTATATGCGACAAGGTGTACCCCAGGAATCGTCCTAAGGCTGTGGATACCAAAATAGGTAGCTACATCGTCGTAAGTGCTCCGTACACTATCAGGAACAACGAGATGAACTACGATGGCTCCTACAACGACTATACTACCACTATCCAGATAGAGGTGTATGTAAGAGATAAGGCCTCCTCGGCGAATCCTAATGGTTTCAGTCCTGCGGAAATGGATAAGAAAGTCAAGGCGGTCCTCGAAAGATTCCCGATTTCTACAGAAAACATCATCGTTACTAGACCGAACGTTGCTATCCAGGCTGACGACGGCGCAGGTTTTTCCGTGACGATCATACAGGGAAGGTTACGTACTAGATAAGTATTCAGGTATAACAATTTAAAATATTTTAGATTATGGCTATGACAACTATTGACAAGATGAAGGACATTTTCAATGGTCCTAAAACTCTACTCTACTCAAAGGCTATTACCGATTTGAGCAAGGCTACAGTTGACATCACCCCAGAGGTTGAACTTCCGGTTACCGTTGACTCGCTGAAGGCGACTATGGATGACCCAACCATCAACCACTACAAGGTTATCGGTCTTGCAGGCGACTGGGCAACTACCGCAGAGCTCGGCGACTTCAACGTAGAGTTCGTTGTTCCTTCAAAGGCAAAGGACTTGCTGACAATTATGTTCGGCGAGGATGCTATCACCGAGCTGACCAAGGTTACCCTTAAGGGTACAGGTGACGCTACTCTCGACGCTACTACCGGCTTTACAGGTATCGCTGTAGAGCCTAAGAAGTTCAAGATCAAGGGCACTATCGTTATCGTTGACGACGAGAAGGAGAACCTCATGGTTATCACCAATATCGCTCTCTACGCTACCTTGCAGTGGGACAACTCAGGTACAGAGCCGGTTGCATTCAAGTTCTCTGGTTCTATCGAGGGTGCAGGTAAGCGCAGTATCGCTTGGCTTACTAAGGCTCCAGCTGCTGGTGAACCAGGCATTGGCGGTTAATCAAGTAAAGGCTTCTTTAGGTAATTAGATTCAGGATAACAAACCGTTGGGCGGCAGGCTAATCAACAGCCGTGCCGCCCTTCTTCATTTAATAGCATACAATCATGGCAGAAGAAAAGAAAATTGAGCAGCCTTCGGTGGACTTACAGGAGTTACTCGACAGCGTACTGCACGACGAGCCTACCGAGTTCGTGTTCCGTGGAAAGAAGCACAAGCTCGGCTGGCTTCGCAAGGGAACCATGAGCAGGTGTTCTCATATCAGGGCGAAGGAGAAGAACGAATGGAAACGCAACGTCAAGATTTGCGTCTGCATTCTCCTCAACAACATCTGGAAGATTAGATTCCTGTATTGGATCTACTGGCGCTGGCTCTACTACATCAAGGATGTGGATGTTGCCGAGGTTCTGAGAGTCCTCGATGTTTCTAAAAAAAAAATTCCATCGAACGCATTCTCACTGGCTACCATATTAGCGACCGGGATGACGGACGTGATGATGACGATGACGAGGAGCGAAGCAAAAGCTATCCAAGCAGAACCAGCTGGGGAGCAGCCTTCTCTCTAGCGGAGAAGTTCGGTTTCCTCTTTCAGCGCAAGTACTTCATTGCAGCCTACGACTACTGGTGGGGCTATTCATCGGCACAGATTGACCTCATGGTTGCAGACCAGCCTCTTGTCGTCTATCCAAAGACAAAAAAGGAAGGCGGTCCAAAGAAGCACACCAAGAAGGAGATGGATGATCTCTACGACAGATGGATGGAGAAAAAGAAGAAAGAAGGAAGTCTTGTTGGCAAGAAGATAAATCTTGCTGATTACTTAAACAATAAACTCTAATTTTAAAATATTCAGGATATGGCAGGTGGAAATATGGGAGACCTCAGTTTCTCGCTCACTCTCAAATCGAGAATTGAAGAGGAAACCAAAAAGATTACCAAAGAATTAAACAAGATTGATGCTACTGGTAAGCAGGCACAGAATGCTTTGGAAGCAATATCCGAAGCAACAAAAGGTATTGGAGATAAGGGAGGTCGTAGTTTTGAAAAGCTAAACAACTTCGTTAAAGAATTACATCGTAACATTGGTGTATTTTCAAGCGAAGATTTCTTTAGTCCAAAAAAACTCCAGCAGTTGGAGTCTGTCCAGGACGGGTTGTACAAAATAGGCCGCATACTCGGAGAGGTGTCTAAGGAAGGTGCTGGATTCAACATATTCCCTAACAGTGTTTCCACTGAGGCAAACAAGGCAGAGAGAGAACTTCATAAGTTATCTTCTATTATTGACGAAATCAACAAACGCCATGGTGAAGGAATACAGATGTTTGGCGTCGATTCAACGAGCAACATACGTCAGTCGTTGTCAGAGCTGTCTAAATACAGGACTGAGTTAGAACAGATTAGGAATAACGGAGGTATTCATCCTATTACCGGACTCACAGCATCTGATGTCGTAAAGAGTGCCGGATATCTCAATGCTATAGATGAAGCAAAGACTTATGCTAAAGTTGTAAAGAATGCTATCTTAGAAAGATACAAGACAGAACAAGATGCTGAGAAAAAGCGAAAGAAAGACGAGGCAGACGCAGCACGCGAGGCAAAAGCAAATGAGAAGCAGCGTCAGAACGAGTTGAAGAACACCGAACGCCGATACGATTCTCTCGGCAACAAGGTTCGTCAGCTTCGTTCGGAATACAGCAGGGGTATCTCTATCGGTGCAGATGTAAGCAAGACGGAGGCTGAAATACATAGACTCATTTCTATAATGAGACAGCTGCAAAATATAAAAGACAGCCTTTCGTCTCCTATAGGATGGAAGGGTTATCTTGGCCAGCTTGGCAACATCGGTAGCGGTCACGATACCACATTGGCATCAAGGGTTCTTCAAGACCAGAAAGCAGTAAACCGAGAGGTTCAAAGAGGCATTGAGCTGGAGCAGAAGCGTCAGCAGGAGATTGCTCAGACGGCTGCAAAGGTTCAGTCTGATTTGGTCCGCGGCTTCGAGAGAGCCAACAGTCATGCAGGAAAGCTGAATTCAACCGTACAGGATTTGAAGTCACTTTTCTTGCAGGGAGGTCTTGTGTTCGGCGCACAGCAGTTCGCTATGAGCATCATCACTACTGGTGGTGAGATGGAGAAGCAGCATATTGCTCTCCAGTCAATCCTTGGTGATATGCAGAATGCGAATACAATGTTCAATCAGATTAAGGAACTCGCTCTTAATTCGCCATTTACGTTCTCTGAGTTGAACCGAGATGTTAAGCAGTTGGCTGCGTATGGAGTTGAGTACGACCAGCTCTATGACACAACCAAGAGGCTTGCGGATATGTCTTCCGGTCTTGGTGTTAGCTTTGACCGTATCGCATTGGCGTTTGGCCAGGTACAGGCTCGCGGTTGGCTCGATGGCAAGGAACTTCGTCAGATTGCATACGCCGGCATTCCTTTGCTTGATAAGTTGTCAAAGTTTTACTCTAAGCAAGAGGGTCGAAATGTTTCAACATCAGAGATTAAGACCCGAATTTCAAACAGAGAGGTTAGCTTCGATGATGTGAAGTCTATCTTTTGGCAGATGACAGATGCAGGCGGTCAGTTCTATAATATGCAGCAGGTTCTGAGTGAGACTTTGCTCGGACGATATAACAAGTTGAAAGATGCCTGGGAAATCATGCTTGCCGAGTTTGCGAGTGGTGATGCGCTCGTTGGTAAGTTCTTCAAGACCGCAATTGATGGAGCAACTGCTCTGGTTCAGTCCCTGCACACTCTTGCGATGCCTATGGGCGCAATATTCGCCGGCTACGCATTCAAGAAGATGGCGGCTGGCAATGTGGCTTCCGGCTTTCTTTCGAATAAGGCAAATCTCGCATCTAATATTCAGAATAAGGTGTTGCAGGGCCAGGCCCTAACACAGATAGAGCAAAGGATTCTCGCAACGAAGAATCAGATTACAGGAGCAGACCTGAGAGCACTGGCTAACGCTAGAGCATTGACGACCGAGAAGCTCAATCAGTTGCGATTATCTGGCAAAATCACCGCCGAGCAATATAGCATATATAGAGGTATTGTGCTGAGACAGACCGGCGAGAAGACTATTAGGATGGAAATGCTGCGCACATTGGCGACAATGCGCTCTATGTCTCTTACTACCACTTTGTCTTCTGTAAAGAATGTGTGGACAGGATTCCAGGCATCGGCTTTGGCTGCATTTAGAGTTATAGGTACAGGAGCTAAGACTCTTGCAGCTGGAATCTGGTCAGCTATAGGAGGTTTACCTGGCCTTATCATTACAGCTGTTACTTTTGGCATCACATACGCTATTAGTGAGTATCAGGAGCTCAGTCAAAAGATAAAGCAGACGCAAGACGAAATAGCCGATAAAAACAAGCAGATAAGAGATTTTCTCCGTGATAACAACGTGAACATTGCAATATCCGGTGGCGACACAAAGGAGATTGACAATATGATTGATAGCTACAAGGAAAAGTTGAAAGAACTTGCCCCTTATAGTTACAAGAATATGCTGATGACGGCAGAAGAAAAGAAAAGTCACGCTGATCGTCTTAAGTATCTTGAGCAAGAGATTAAGCTGCTAAAAGAAGCCAATGATATTGCGAGCACAAAGCTCAGCAACAGAGGTTATTATTCGGATTTGAGTGATGCAACGGAAGATGTTATTGATGCCTTCAAGAAGAGAGAAGAGATGCGTGTAGCAGCTATGGCCTCTGACGCTTCCACGGGAGATAAGGAGTTGTATGCTAATGAAACTGCATACGACAACTATATAGAATCACTAAAGAAGGAGCTTGCAAAGAGGTTCGGCGATATCGGGAAAGATGAAAAAATGCGTGAGGCCGCGATGCAGGCTATGAGTGGTATATTCTCCTCAATGGGTATTCCAGAGGATAAGGCTGATATTATCAGAACATCTATCTTACAGGCATTCGGGTGTGGGGACAAGAGTGCATGGCTACAGGCAGAGGTATCTAATAGTATGATTGCTTTGATTGATAAGTCTTTCCCGATGATTGGCGAGAAGATAAAGGCAAGTATTCCACTTAACGACGCGGAGAAGGCGAAGGTGAAAGAGCTGATGAATGATGCCAAGAACGGTCTCATCAGACAATATCCGGAACTGGAACGTACTCTTCAGAATATGCTTGCTGCATCAAACTTCCAGGCTGTTATCAGGCTCGTTCTTGACGGTGGCGAAAAGCTGAATAACTTGCAGAGTGAGCTTGTGAAAAGAATACCAAGCAGATATAGCGGTCTCATTATGAGCGAGACATCAGGAAAGTACAAAGCGTTTGCAGAAAAGTGGGGCAAAGAGGATAGCTGGTATTCCGCTAGAAATTCAGCGCAGTCTGATATTGATAAAGCCAAGAACGAGTATCTTTCTGCTAAGGCTTCTAAAGCAAAAAAATCCGATGAGCTCTATACGGCTTGGCAGACGGTAAAGCAGGCCGCAAAAGATTTGCTTTATTACGACTATGACGGAAGCGGAAAGAAGTCCAATAAGGTTCCGAAAGGGAAAAATAGAAATTCAGGTCGCAAAGAAGATAAACAGTTGAAGGATCTCCGTGATCGCATCGACTTGTATAAGAAAATGTACGCTGAAATCAAGAAGTTCAAGGAACTTTACGGTGAGGGTGCTCTCGGTCAACTTGCCAACGACGGAGAGTTTGAGGCTATCTTTGGTGACAAGAAGAGATTCCCTATCTCTGATTATACCAACTACGAGACTTCCATCAAGGAGCTCTTGAAGACTCTCCCTGCGTCAACGAAGGACAGATTGGACTACGCTGCAAACGAGAAGGCCGGTATTCAGACTGAAAACCGAAAGCTTCTTGAAGACCAGCGAAGAGATGAGCTGAATGTGCTCAACAAGCAGCTTGATGTTATATCCGAGCAGTATGAGACATACAAGAAGATATATGAGCTGACAGGAAACAAGAAGGGTTCAGAAAACATAGCTTTCGGAGGAACTGTTCAGTTTGATACATACAAGAGGTTCCTGGAGGCGCAGCTCGATATTGCGGTAAAGCACGACAACGTTCAGTCCGGCCTTAACTTGACCATGGACGAGGTTAAGGGAATGAGTCTTGAAAATGTTAAGGATAAGTATGGTGAGGAGACTCGTGTTTACGATATCCGCAAGAAGCTGGAAGATGAGAATAACAAGATCAAGAAGGAGACCATCGACCTGATGGCTAGTCTGATTGAAAAGAATGCAACCATCGCCCAGCAAATTGAGGATGAAAACCGAAAATACGAGAGACAGCTTGAACTCATCAATGGTATAGAAGACCCGCAGATGAGAGACAGAGCCAAGGCCGGAGCCACAAAGACTCACAGCGAGAACGTGGCAAAGCTTCAGTTCGAGCAGTTCAAGCAGGAATCTGATTGGGTTGCTATCTTCGATGACCTCGATAGGGTGTCCTCGGCAACAATCAACTCGATGATTGAAAAGATTGACCAGTTCTCCATGACTACCGGTCTGTCTGTAGAATCAATCAAGCAGTTGAGGGATGCATTGGATAAGCTCAGAAATGAGCAGATTAGCAGGAATCCGTTCGGCTTCATCTTCGGAGGAGTTAATCGCGGTAAGGCTATCGGGAAGTTCATAAATGAGCGTCTTGGCGGTAAGGACGATACTGCGAAGATATTCGTTAGTAAGGAGGAGGCTTCGAGACTTGGAATCGCAGGCGGCGTAAGAACCAAGGCGAGTCTGAAGAACGATCAGCAGTCAGCGTACGCCGACTCGTCTAAAGCAATCTCTGAACTTGCGACGAAGATGCAGGCACTCAATACGGTTCTTGACCCGGTAATCAATCTGTTTAAGGCTATGGGCGAAGAGGATTCAATCCTTGGTCAAATTGTTGGTGGAGCATCAGGCGCATTCTCTTCGGCAGCAAGTACAGCTGGAGCCTTTGACACCCTAAGTAAAATGAAGGGTCTTGGATTCCTTGAGGGGGCTGGTCCATACGCGGCAGCCGCTTCCGCAGCGTTGAGTATTGGTGGTTCTCTTATCAAGGCATTCGGCGCAGACTACAGCAGTTACGAAAAGGCGAAGGCTGAGTACGACAACCTTACATCCATTTGGGATTCCCTCATTTCCAAGAAGACTGAGTATATGAATATCCATTGGGGTACTGAGGCTACAGAGGCATACAAGGAAGCTCAGGAAATGCTCAAAGCCGAGATTGGACAGACTAAGGTTATAGCCCAGAAGAGGCTCAACTCTGGTTCGTCAGCTGGCTCCCACTCCATCTGGTATCGAATGTGGAAAGGTTCGTACAAATACAATGGCCAGAACTGGCGTGATGTTGCCGGAGAAATCTCTTCGAAGTACGGAGTCCAGTTCAACGGCATGGAAGACATGCTCAACATGAACGCTGATACATTGTCAAAGATTAAGAAGGATTACACTGGTCTTTGGGCTAACATGGACTCAGAGTTCAGGGATTACCTGGAAAAACTCATCCAGTATGGCGAGAAGGCTGATGACATGATTGAGGCGGTGACTGAAAAGCTGACCGGTAACAAGTTCTCTGACCTGGTGTCTTCCTGGGGTGACGCAATGGCAACGATGGCGAATTCGTCAGATAATCTCGTTGAGCACTTTGAGGACAACCTGAAGAAGACCATCTTGAACTCCATGATTGAGAATATATATGGAGACAAGATTAAGGCTCTTTTGAAGAAGACTCAGGGGTACGCTGAGAATGGTGACAAGATTAAGGATTCCAACGGAAATGTTATTTCAGAATACACAGGAGCCGAGTATGCCGACGTAAAGAACAGCACAGATGAGCTCTCAAAGCAGATAGAAGCTACTCGTGACTATCTTAAGAAAGTATATGGATGGTCCGACAACAGTAGTTCGTCATCAAGGAACTCCGTCAAGAGCATTACGGAGGAAACAGGAGACTTGATTGCCTCATACCTCAACGCAATTAGGCTCGATTGCTCTGTCATGAGAGCAGAACAAGCTAAGTATTATCCAGAGATGAGCGAGATTGCCAAGTCTCAGCTGACACAACTCGATGCAATTTCTCGAAATACGTTACGCAATGCGGATGCGGCCGAGAGGATTGAAAGTATATTCGTTGAGTATAACGACAACTTCAATAGAGTTCTTAACGGAACAAAATCATTGAAGATGAAGTAATAATCGGGGGCGCGGATGTATATCTGTGCCCTCTTTGGTATATTTATACATTTTTAATCGGATATTTCTTGCATATTTATGTATTATTTCGTATATTTGCAATTATAAAAAGTTGATTTAAGGTATGAAAGATTATTTCAGGATATACATGCAGAAGGAAGGCGATGGGAACGAGGTGAAGGACTCCATCGCCGACTTCGGCATGTATGTTAGCGAGAATCCGTTCAAACCATGCGATGCCGTCAAGGAGCCTATAAAAAGGGAGTGGCACGATGAACATGGTGATGACGAATATATCGGAAAGGATGGACTTTATATGGCAGCATACGAGAACAAGGTCAAGTTCCTGTTTAAAGGTGATGCCTTCGGCGCAAATGAGAAGTGTAAGGCTTTCATTGGCTATCTCCGTAAGTCCGGCATGATGAAAATGTACTGTGACTTCAATAAGATCGGAAGGCAACATGTAAGACTGAAGGGCATTGATCCGGACCTATACAGATATCCGGGCAGCGAGGACTTGCTTATTCTCTCTATAACTTTCAAGTTTAACGACCCTGTTACTGACATCAAGCCAATCATGGATGCACAGGGCGGAATTTCAAATTTAGGATAATACTGACACATGAGCACTTGGAATATTTATCATAAGGATGGCTCGAAGCTGACAGACGTTAACGGAGAGCAGATAACCGTTCATGGATTGGAATACTCTGATTCCTGGATGGGTGAGTGTTTTTTGACTATCAGCTTCAAGCATGAAGAGCCTATCAACTTTCAGATAGGCGACTATATTGTCTATCGTGACGAGCGGTTTGAGCTCAACTACGAGCCGGGCAAAGATAAGCAGGCAAGACCTGACACCTACGGTGAGGGCTTCGTTTATGACAGTGTAAAGTTCAACGCATTGCAGGATGAGCTTTCTAGGGCTGAGTTCTTCGATGTGGTATTGAATGACAACGAACTCCACTACACCGCCCTACCGAAATTCCCATTCTACGTACAGACTCTGGATGATTTACTCGACAGGATTCAGGCGAACCTCGACGAGCAGATTGGTAAGGGTCTTTGGAAGATTTACTCCAGGAACATGGAGCGTTCCTTGCAGCGTGGTGCCCTGGAAAGCGAGTGGATGTCAATGTACGGCGAAGGAACAAGCGATAACGTCATCGAATCGATGTCTATCACAGTGGATTCACAGACCTGTTGGCAGGCCCTTGCGCTTGTGAACGAGAAGTGGGACATAAACTTCATCGTCAGAGGAAGAAACGTATATGTCGGTACTACCGGAATACAGGCAAAGCATATCTTCAAGTATGGCCTCGGTAATGGGTTATATGAGATTGTTCAGAACGCTGATTCCGACCAGAGTGTCGTTACGAGACTGAGAGCTTATGGTTCGGAGAAGAATCTTCCTTCTCATTACTATGCGGACCTCGGTGTCAAGTACGTGGCGAATATCACGAAAGTGGTTACAGCTAGCACAAATGTTGAGCTTGAACTGGATATCGATTATATCGAGACATATTTTAAGAATAAGAGAAAGTACGTTGTTTCCGGCGAGTCACAGGAGCAGTCTTTTGGTTGGGTTCTTCAGGTAACGTTCGATTTTCAGACTGTCATCACCGGTTATGTAACACAGGCATACGACTCTAAAAAATGTAGATTCTATTCTGAGCTGAAGGGAACACAGACTGACACCGGAGATGAGGAATCAAAGGAGAAGCTTGATGCGTTTATTGCGCAGGTCAAGGCCGGAAATACAAAGATGTATATCACGTCTGGTCTCAACAAGAAGGTCATTCCGTCATCCATGAAGGAGTATGCAGAGAATCTCCCGAACAATATGTCCATCAACAGACTTATGTTGCCAGGTTTTCCACATGTGTCTCTGAGCGACTTCTATAATTCGCTCACGGAAACAAATAAAAAGTATGTGAATCCTACCGGGAAGCAACACAAATTCTCTACAGATCCACATAGGCCATATATCGACTCTGTTAATATCGACCAGATTGGGCTCCGTTCGGCATCGCAGTTCTTTGATACAGACGATAAAACAAATGGAATCATCGAAATCTACCCTACAATCGAAGAAATGGTTATCGGTGGCGTGCGTGTTGATGAGATTGATGAGGGTGTATCTCCGGATGATGATGGCAGATTCAATGATAACGAAAATGTCAAGAACGTTGATATCTACCTCAGTAAGGCTGTCGATTTCGATATTAACGACTTGAAGGACGATGATTTCTCAATCTCCATGAAAGATGGTATGTGCGGTGGCCGAACGTTCAAGGTAGCATCCGCAACCAAGGTTGATGGGAGATGGAGGCTCACTATCGAGCGAATCAAGGACGATGCTCTTGAGCTTTGGTTCCCATACAAGGACTATCCTATCAGGAAAGGTGACCATTTCGTTCTTACCGGCATCACACTTCCTGATTCGTATGTCAATGCTGCGTCTCTGAAGCTCCTTAAGTACGCAATAGCGTATCTTGATAAGAACGACTATACAAGATATGTATACCAGCCAAAGGTTGATGAGCTTTTCATGGCAAGGCAGCATGACCAAGCACAGGCAGATGATACAGGAGTCATTAAGAGCCTTCATGATACGCTCAAAGCTGGCGATCTGATGGAGTTTGAGGATACTGACCTTAGAATCGGTGGGACCATTTCTATCGATCAGCTTATAATCAAGGAAGATGACGGTAAGATTCCTACCTACGATATAACTCTTCGCGAGGATAAGGAGGTTGGAACTATCCAAAAGATTCAGCAGCAGATTTCGTCGCTTCAAAGCGGAAATGGAGGAACTGGTGCAGGCTTGACAACTACACAGGTCAAGAACCAGGTTGCGGCAGAGGGAAGTAAGTACTTCGTCTCAAAGATAACCGACGACACCGCCAAGGGTACTATCACTTGGGAGAAGGTGCAGAAGTTCTTGCAAGGATTGAACATTGGTGACGGAAACAGCGAATGGTCTGCTGATGGTACTCTGAGTCTATTCCGTCTTCTTACCAACAACTTCTCTTCTGGTCTTTACGGTCAGGGTGCTCAGATAGATGAGAAGGGCAATATAGAGGCAAACAGCATCTATGCTCGTCAGTTTATATCAGCACCTAAGTTCGTCTTCAACGAGATTTCCGTTACCAAAGCAGAACAATGGAATACGAACGGATATGGTACAATAGAGAGCGTGGACGTGGAGAATCGTACTATTACCCTGCATCTTGAGGAGAACGATTACGGCTCTCTGCAAGTGGGCGATATTTGTCGTGGTCTCTATGCCGATATAGATAACGCCCATGGAGCAGACAAGATAGAGGAAGGAGCATTGGATGACTGTAACTTCGTTCAGCACAAAGGCTTCTTCTCTACCTATTTCTACGTGATGCATATTATCACGAATGAGAAGGGTAAGTTTGTCTTCCAGTATGGTAAGAAAAGTTCTGTTACTCCAGACCCTTGCGCCTATATGGATTTTGCCCAATATGGTAGCTTTACTGATGAGAAGCGTCAGAGTAGCATGTATTTCTCTTCACGAGGAAATAGCTATATCGAAGTCTTGGACGGTGTATGTACATGGGAAGTGCAGCCGCAGAATCGTGTAGCAAGATATGGATGGTTGGGCGGTCTGGCACTTGTCAAGAAGGATGGCTCAATCGTGCGACCTGAAGGCAACGGTATCTACGTTCAAGATAATATCTACTTTGGCGGTAATATCAATTACCTGCAAGGTCTTTCGGGACTGGATGACTTGCGTGAGGAGGCGAAGGCTTATGATGTAAGTCTCTCGCAATATCAGAGTGTCATCACGATAGATGATATGGGCAATGTCATCAACGGTCTCTACACCGAGGATGAGGCGAAGACTACCAAGCAATACCGTATCTCTACGGCTGTATTCGTGCGCAAGGGAATGGATATATTGCTTGAAGAGGATGGCAATACTGAGGATGTGACAGCAGGTCATTATCGCGTGCATGCCGTGAGCGAAGACTGCGAAGTGATGGTACAGAACTCTACCATCTTTGTCACCGCTATCCGCAATATCAAGGACGGAGTGGCAGGAACAAAAGATGATGCCACCTTTGACTATGATGCGATGAGAAAGGCAACCGATGCGATGGTAACGATTGTGGTGGAGCTTGAAGGCAAGACCTCGAAGATGGTGCAGATGCCTATCCGCATTCAGCATGATACCCTGCCTTTTATGGTGTGCGACCTCAGTAACGAGAGCGCATCGGTGGCGTGGAATACCAAGACAGCTAAGTATATCGGCTTGCCTATCAAGACCAAGGTGTCATTGCTTTATCACAATGAGCCATGGGCGATTTCCTCGCTCAATATCTCTAAGGTAGCTGGTCTGAAAACTTCAATGAGCATTGAGGGCAAGGAGAAGGTGATTACCATTGATGCGGATAACCTTACTGCCGATACCCTTGCTCAGGTTACGAAGATGAACATCACGGTTGTTGGCAGATATGCAGGTGCTAGCTATGAGTATACAAGGGAGCTTACCATTCTGAAATCGTCTGATACCGTAGTCTATGAGCTGATACCTTCTGCGGACAGCATCGTAGTGGATAAGGACGGAAACAAGACGGTCAATTCCGTGAGCTGTGATGTCTATGCCACATCATCCGACGACAAGCGATACAAGCTGACAGCCCTTCCTGCTGGAATGTCGTTGAAATACGGAAAGAGCGAGAATGCTACTAAAGACTTGGCTCTTGGTGCTGGTGTTGATGTAACCTCAGACGACAAGATGGTTACTTTTGCTCTCTTTGACAGTAATAATAACATGCTCGACAAGGAATCTGTTCCAGTGCTTGCGTACGGTAAGGACGGTAAGGGTATTGAGTATATCTTTAAGTTGCAAGATACAGCTCCTTCCAACCCTACACCTAGCGACTATGCGACAAACGAGAAATACCAGCGCACAGATTATGTTCCTACCACATTGGGATGGACGGATGATCCTACGGGTGTGGATGCAGTGAACCAGTATGAATGGGTAAGCAAGCGAGTGTCTACAAATGGTCATTGGGGACCTTTCTCTGCCCCTGCGGAATACGCACATTTCGGTAAACATGCGCCTAAGGCAAAGTCTTCCGATGATATTGTCACTATTCCGACAGACAGCAATGGCAATGCTCTTCTGGCATTCAGAGAGGAAGTTGGTTTTAGCCTTCTCGTAGATGGGCATGAATGTAATATTTCATCTATCCAAAAATACAGTTCTACGCTCAGTAATGTTTCTTGCTCTATCAGCAGCAATGTAGCTACAATAAAGTGCGAGGAAGGTGCTAAACTCGGTATTACCTCGCAGACCGTTGTCTTCAAGGTGACGGGCACACTTGATGGTTCAAGCTATATTGACTATGTAACGGTAAAGGTCGTTCCTAACGTGACTGGCGCGGACGGTGACGGGTATGAATATATCTATTACCTTACAGCTTCCAGCTCTGCGTCTGCCATTGTGAAGCCAAGCAGAACGGGCGGTGTGTTGACTACTGGCTGGCAGGACGACCCGATGTTCCCTACCAAGGATAAGCAATATGTGTGGGTAGCCTACAAGCAGGGTGAAGTTGGTAGCGATGGCGAGTTCTCAACGCCAAAGCTCTTCAACCGCTTCCCTAAGAGTATCTCTAAGCAGGAAACGAGGTTCTATACAAATAGTTCTTTAACTCCTGCTCCTCTTGCTACAACAATCTGGAATAATGGTTCTACCACCATGCCGACAGATTTCAATGATAGCAATCCTTGGCTGTGGAAGATTATCAGAACAACCTACACTGATGGCACTACGGACGATGTGGTTTCCTGTGAGGGATATAAGGCGAAGGATGGCATAGGCATTACAAGTGTAAACACATGGTATGGCTTGTCAAAATCCATGACTTCCCAGCCTAGCAGCTTCACTTATAATACCCTGTCTAAGGTCGTAATTGAGACACATGCAAATGATTATGTATGGAGTGCCGACAAGGTAACCTATACTAATAATGATGAAGCCTTCACTGGCATCTATTGCATTGGTAAGTGTTCAGACCTTGCATCGGTAACAGAGCAATATGGTACATCGGCATCCGACAAAGATAAGCCTACTTCATGGGACGATGCCTATCCTACTGATGCCTCTAAGGGAACGTACATTTGGAGTCGTGATAAGATAGTATGGAAAGACGGTAAAACGACTTATTCCGATGCACAGCTTATCGGCTATATCGCTACCGATGGTAAGCATGCGCCTAAGGCTTCATCTACGGACGATATTGTTACGATACCTACTGACAGTAATGGCAAGGCACTGGCAGCGTTCAGCGAGGATATTCATTTTAGCCTTCGTGCAGACGGAAGGGACTGTAATGTAAGTCAAGTTGTTAGAGACAGGGCAAATACTACTAATGTGTCTTATTCCATAAGTGGTAATACGGCTTCTATATCGTGTGCAAAAGGTGCGAGACTCGGCATGGTTGCACAGACTATAGTTTTCAAAGTGACAGGCACACTTGATGGTTTCAGCTATATAGACTATGTGACCGTGAAGGTAGTGCCAAACGTGACTGGTGCAGATGGTGACGGATATGAGTATATCTATTATCAGTCTAATTATCTAAATAATGATTTCTCTGCACCTAAGCGAACAAACGGAAAACTTACTGATGGATGGCAGGATGACATGATGGCTCCAACAAAGGATAAAAGATATGTTTTCGTGGCTTATAAGCGGGGAGAACTTGGCAGTGATGGTGAGTTCTCGATGCCAGAGCTTTTCAATCGTTATCCTAGAAGTATCATCAGTCAGGAAACGAAGTTTATTGCATGGCATTCTCTGACGGATGCTCCTGATGCTAACGAAATATGGTATTATGGAAGTACGGATATGCCGAAAGATTTCAGTGACGACAAGCCTTGGCTGTGGAAGGTGGTCCGAACCAACTATACTGAGGGTGACCCTGAATATACGGTATCCTGCGAGGGGTATAAGGCTAAGGATGGCGATGGTCTCATCGTAGGCTATCAGTCTTCAGCTTCAGAACCATCAGTTCTTCCTACCCCGAAAACGCTTGCCGACTATGATAAAGCGCAGGATGATATTGGCAGCGGCTGGACAAAGACGGCTCCATCTACGGGGGGTAAGAGTATCGTGCTGGGTGGTAAGATTACAACAGATGAGATTAGCGACCGGTACAACAGCAGTACTAACGCATGGGGAACAGAAGAAAGTGAAATTCTGTTAGATGGTATCAAGCAGAAGAAAACTTTCTATAAGACTCCTTCCTCTCTTGGCAACAACGGCAAGTGCATACGCCGTATTAAAGTTGTTAACCATTTCCGAGATAGCTATCTCAGAGTGATGATGAAGTCTTATTCTGAAACCAACTGGGACCTGGTATGTATCTCTCGTCTCTATCTGCCGTCTGAGGTCATCAATAGTGATGGCAATCAGATAAAGGAAGATAGCGAATATCTCAACAGATCAGAGTATGCCTATGTAGTAAGCGGCGATGGTCAGAGTCTTGTTGCTGAATTATCCATGCCTGATGCAGGAGAATATTATTTCTTCATCGGATATTTCAAGGATGGCAGCACAGATAGCTACGGCGACTATGGTCTCTTTGCCTGGCAATCGATGATAGCTCTTACTGAGAGCTTATGGCGTACCGACGGAACCGTAGATGCTGTAGGCAACATAACCTGGAGCAAGGCGATGCCGATGCAGGCTGAAGCCATCGTTATGGAGCGCGCCTATATCGCTACCGCTAACGATACGTCAGTGCCAGCCAAGCCTTACCGTACAAATGGTATCTTGCAGGGAGGATGGACGGCAAAACGGCTAGCAGTATCGTCTACAAACAGGTTCATTTGGGAGTCTGTTCGTGCAGGAAAACATGGTACTGACTCCGTTCAGGACGATTGGAGTCAGCCTGTTGTGGTAGCCAACTTTGCCGAAGCCGGAAAGATGGGCAAGAACGGCTGCATCGTCAGAAATTCCGAAGGATGGAAGAGCGGTGCAACGTATCATAATGATTCTGCCCTGACCAAGGAACAGAAGTATATCGACCTGATATATATTGAGGATAACAATGCTAACGATGGCTGGTCTATCTATCAATGCAACGTTACGCATACGGCTACGGGTAGTTCATTCGACCCTTCGGCAGTTGACTCTGACAAAAATAAGCTATGGACGAAACTGAGTGATGCTGGTCCGATGTATTCTCCTCTCATTGTAGCCAAAAATGCGGTTCTGAAGTTTGCTCAGGGGCAGCAGTTTAACCTGATGGAGGGTAATAATATCTTCGGTTCATTCCGTTGGGTACAGAATAATGCAGATTACGCGTTCTGGATAGGCGGTACTGAAGGTAGCACGGCTACTACTTCAATCACTAGGGGTGGCAAATTTAAGACGACCGATGCGGATATTACGGGTAAGATTACGGCTACGAGCGGACAGATTGGCGGCTTCAAACTGGAAGATAATAATCTTGTCTGTAGCAATGCACGATTAGTTATTGGAGAGGAAAGAAATACCTTTACCCGCATGGTGGTTCTGGATGCAAAGAGTTTTACCTATGATAGTTATAACTTTGCTCTATCTGTCGTAAATTATGGTATTGTTACTCAAAGTTCTACAACTCAGGCAGGAATCCATATTAACGTTGGTGCTTCCAATACTAGTGTTCAATACCCTGGCATTGTAATGGAAAATGGTACATTCGTTGGTTTCCGTGTTCCTATTGTCCCACTTTCTTACAGTATGGATTTGCGCAATAATGCTTCAATTTATGCGTCAGGAATGTGTATCCGCTGCAACAATTCATCTAGCATCACGATAACTTTGCCAACTTCTGCAACAGGTGCTAAAACAGGAGATGTTTTTACTGTTATAAGAGCAGGAACGGGTGATGTTACAATAAAAGCACCTACTGGAGTTAATTATTATACTGCAAGTGGAAGATCTGGAGACTTCACGAGTTCCAAAAGGTACGAGCATATCCAGCTTGTATTTGATGGCGATACGTGGTTCTCTGAATGTAGTAATGATTCTTAAAAAGTAAAATATTGTTATATAATAAAAAAAAGTAATATACAATGAAAGTTAAGTTAGAACATCTCGAAGTATTCGTGACACTCGACAAGAGCCAGTGTCAGGTAGTAGACGCACGCAAGCAGATTGCGAACATCATCTATTCTCAGGGTGCAGGTTTGGGATTGGCAGGACAGGCTCTTGCCGTTAAGATGTGGAACGGAAGTGATGAAACCGACTACTCGCAGGAAGAGCTCGACATCATTAAGGGGCTGGTGGAGAAAACCACCGCTCCTTGTTTCATCGAAGCAGTCAGCAAGGCAATCAATGAATCTTTAAATCAATAATTTTATGGCAACAGAAACAAAAATAAATGACATAGCCAGTCAGTTGAGCACCGCTTCACGCCTAGTGGTGAGCACCGACTTCTTTTGGGTCTACACAGCTAGCGGCTTGCAGGTCAAAATTCCTGCTGAGTTCGTCAGGGCTTATCTCAGCGAAGGCTTGAAACCTACCATCAGCAGCGATGGTAATTGGGTGATTGGTGGAGAATCTACAGGTGTGAAAGCCGAGGGTGTAACACCTAAGCTCAGAGGTGGAAATGAGGGTATTGAGGTGAGCTACGACAACGGCTCGACATGGAGTATGCTTACACTCTATACTTCTATGAGTCCTGTTATCTCAGGTCTCATAGAAGCGTATGAAAACATCGTCAATTCCGAGCAAGGTCGTGTTACTGCGGAGAACGGTCGTGTGAGTGCGGAAAGCAGTCGTGTTAAGGCTGAAACATCAAGGGTAGATGCGGAAAAGGCTCGTGTGGCGGCAGAGAGCCAGCGGGAATCTGATTTTGCGGCATCAAAGGCGGCTGCCGATAAAGCAACAGCGGATGCTAACGGTGTAGCCCAGCACCCTCCTTACGTAGACGCAGACGGATACTTCTATAGATGGGATACAACCACTAAGGCTTATAGCAAGACAGACGTGAACCTTACAGGTAAGGCGTTTCAGATTAAGAAGGTTTTCGCTTCTGTATCTGCGATGAATGCTACGGACGTAAACACCTTTGCAGAGAATGATTTCATTCTCATCAATACCGCTAATGTGGAGGATGAGGATAACGCCAAGCTCTATGTTGTCGCTCTGAACGAACGAGGGCAGAAGTTCTACTCCTATCTTGTTGATATGAGCGGTTTCCGAGGATTTACGGGCAAGACCCCTCAGTTCCTCATCGGAAATGTGACTACCCTAGCCGAAGACGCAGAAGCTACGGCTTCCGTGTCGGCTTCTGGTACTGATACAAACGGAAACCCTGTCTATAAGCTTAATCTCGGTATTCCAAAGGGAATCCGTCTCCGCTTTGCCGACCTCACGGATAGTGATAAGGCAGAGCTGATGAAGCCTGCTACCGATGCTGCTGCGGAATCCAGAACGCAGACTGAAGCGTGCAAGACCGCAACCGATAACGCCAATGCCGCAACTGAGAATGCGAATACTGCGACTGAGAATGCTAACACCGCAACGACAAATGCCAACAATGCGGCTGATAAGGCTGACAAATCCGCAGCCAATGCCGATGCAAAGGCGAAGTCTGCGGAGGTTGCAGCGCAAAAAGCAAACGAAGCTGCTGACAGAGTAGATGCTTCTATCACGGACATTACAGAGCAGAAGCAAGCAGCCATTGATGCCGCAAACAGTGCGAACAAAGCTGCCGATAACGCTAACAGTGAAGCAAGAAAAGCCAACGAGGTAAACACTTCCATCACCAATGCCGAGGCATTGAGGGTTAAGGCAGAGGAAGGTCGTGTCGCTGCGGAATCAAAGCGAGAGACTGATTTTGCTACATCTAAGCAGGCAGCTCTTGATGCAGCTGCTAATGCTAATGATACTGCCAATCATCCTACGTATATTGGGGAAGACAACTACGTGTACGCATGGGATAAGGACTCGCAATCTTACGTAAAGAGCAATATCTATGTAAAGGGCGAAAAAGGCGACAAAGGAGATAAGGGAGAGCAAGGTATCCAAGGTGAACAGGGTATTCAAGGCGAACAAGGTATTCAAGGTGAGCAGGGTATTCAGGGTCTCCAAGGTGTAAAGGGCGATAAGGGCGAAAACGGAAAATCCCCTTACGTAAAGAACGGAAACTGGTGGATATATGATGACGTACAGGGCGAGTTTATTGACAGCGGTGTGTCCGTCTCTTCTTCCTATCAGCTTACAAAGGAGAAGGTAGAAGGTGTGCTTACTGGTGACATCACGTCACATACTCACAGCAAGTATGCGCTGGGAACATCGCTTACGGAAGAAATGCAGCGTGCGACCGCCAAGGAGGCATCTTTGCAAGCTATCATTGACATCATCAACGGTGCATCAACAGTTGAGGGTTCATTCCGCAAGGCTATAGCTGACCTTATCGGTGGAGCGCCTGAATCTCTTGATACATTAAAAGAGATTGCTGACAAGTTAGCAAAGGATGATGATCTTCACAAGGCAATCGAGGAAGCTATTGCTAAGAAGGCTGATAAGTCAACTACGCTCGGCGGCTACGGAATAACCGATACCTATACTAAGAAGGAGGTTGCAACTATCCTCGCAGCGTATCTTACCACTGAGGTTGCAAGACAGACCTACCAACCGATAGGCAATTATCTGACCTCCCATCAGTCGCTAGACGGATACGTGAATGCTATAAACGTAAGCGGTTCGGGCAATGCGGTGACATCAATCACAAAGAGCGGAAAGACGTTAGCTATTGTAAAAGGTGCAACATTCCTCACCTCTCATCAGAGTCTCGCAGGATATGCAACTGAGACTTGGGTCAAGGGTTTGAAGTATATCACAGATACTGACGCAGCAGCCAAGTATCAGCCTAAGGGTAATTATCTTACCTCACATCAAGATATTAGCGGAAAGAGTGATAAAACTCACACTCACAGTGTTAAGATTAATGGTGTAATTAAGACGATTCCTGCCACTGGTGGCACACCTGTGGATTTGGGTAACTATCTTACCTCTCATCAGAGTTTGGCAGGATATGCCAAGACTTCGCAAATACCAACCAAGGTATCACAGCTCACTAACGACAGTGGATTCCTCACCTCTCATCAGTCTCTCGCAGGATATGCAACTGAGAGCTGGGTCAAGGGGTTGAAGTACATCACCGATACTGACGCAGCAGCCAAGTATCAGCCTAAGGGTAATTATCTTACCTCACATCAAGATATTAGCGGAAAGAGTGATAAAACTCACACTCACAGTGTTAAGATTAATGGTGTAATTAAGACGATTCCTGCCACTGGTGGCACACCTGTGGATTTGGGTAACTATCTTACCTC